GCTCTTAATGCTCTATTATCTTCCATTTCTTTACTATAAACAACATTATATCCTCTTTGAGATAAATGTTCTATTTCGTGTCTAACTACATCTTTAAGATCCATTGAAATAGTAGACCACATATTAGGTAAATCTCTTGGATCTACTTGGAATATTACAGTGAGCTCTCCTTGAATGTCTTCATCTCCTTCTTCTGCTCCTCCATCTACACTATAAATACCTTCTTCTGTTTCTTTAAATACAATTTTTGCTTGAAGATCAAATTCCATATCGCGACCTTTCTTATCTTGTAGTTCGTAATTTTTTTGATAAATAAATTCCTCCTGGTCAGGGTATTTATCATGAAATTCTTTCCAAGCATTAAATATATCGCTAGAAACTTCAGTAGTAATAGAATCATAAACTCCTTCATTAAGAAGATTTACCATTTTATCTACTTCTTCTTTAATAGTTTTATATTGAGAAGGGTATTTTGTACGTAAATGTGTACGATATTTATTAAATGCATCTTTAACTTTGTCTACTAACTCAGGAAATTTCTGGTCGTTTGCTACTTGTTTGGTAGTTTGTAGTTGTTTTATTGAAGCGAATGCTGATTTTAGTTTATCAAATGAATCTTTAAAGGATGGAAGATTAATAACATCGTGAGTAATTCCTCCTGTTTCTTTATTTATATCAGTTGTTTTATAATATCGTGTTAATTCATCATTAAAATAGTCATTTTCTAAATCAACTTCACCATAATTTTTTTCAATATCTTTTATAAAGAGGGGATCCATTTCAGATGCTTTTTTAGCTTCCATAATCTCTCTAGAATATTGAGAAATGCCATATGGGTCTTTTCCTAGCTTAGGATCAAAGCCTTCTTTAGCACTATGCATATTAATAAACCAATTAGCTTGTGATTTATCATGAGCAGTAGCTCCTTTTCTATTTTTAAACTTTTTTGCTTTAGCTATAGTAACCGGCCCTCCATATGCTTTTGTAATTTTTGCTTTAAATGTACCAGGGGCTCCTTTTTTAGTAGTACGAGTTGTATCTTCGTTAACTCCTAGAACTATATTTGTTACTATTTCTAAATCTTCATCTGATAATTCATCCGGAAAAAAGGTAGCTAATTGATCAGGATTAGTTTTTCTTAATTGAGTTGCAGAAATACCTCCTTCATCTCTAACTACATCTAACTGGAGGTTATCATACTTATGATATGAGCTTAATCTCCTTAATAGTTCTTTATCATCTTCTTCCCCTCTTGATCCGGCTGCAAAAATAACGTTCTTATCAGGATTTTCTTTAGCTGTACCATAAACATCAGTAATTGGTATTTGAGATTGTCTTACTGATACTTTAGGGCTTAAATATTTTTTATATATTTTCCAAATATCTAATGCATTTTGTTGTGAAATACCACCTCTATCTTTACTACCAACAAAGACATTGTATACTTCTGCATCAGGATATTTTTCAATCATCCTTTTGATTACATTAAAATGTCCTTTATGAGGTGGTTTAAATCCTCCACCATAAGAAACTATCGTTCCTTTTTCATCCATAATGGACTCTACTAAAAATTGAGAAAGACTATTCACTTTGTTTTATTACAGTATTTAATTTTTTCATTAATGGTTCAGGTTTAGGATTTTCTATATCAAAAAGCTTCTTAACACATTTGTAGATTTCTATATTATCTTCAAATGAGCGTTTACTTTCAATAATCTCCCATCCTTTCCCTTGAAACTTATCTTTCCTAGGACCTCTCTTACTGGATTTTAACCATAAGATACCAGTTCTATGAATTTCTTTACCATAACACTCTTCATACATTTCTTTATAAATAGCTGTTTGTAGTTCGTAAGTAGATGCAATCGTATTAGATGTCTTAATATCAAGTATCCATCTTTCACCATTAATTTCTACTACTAAATCACAAGTTCCTGCTACTTTCATCTTATCAGTAAATAAAAATACCTCTGTTTCTATAAGAGTAGGTTTAAAAGTTTCCCAAAATTCTACGAATCTTAAGAACATTTCCCATACTAATGGTTCATATAATGGTGTTGAAAACTCAGCAAAGTATTTAATTTCTTCTCCTTTTAAGTATCTTTCACATAAATCGTGAACTTGAGTACCTTGCTCTCCTGCTTTTTTAACAATATAATCGGCAGAGTATCCAACTCTTTTTAACCAATCTTCAAAATGCTTTCCTTTTGGATAACATCCTAAAACATAAGTAACTGATGGATAATATTCACCATTTCTTTGATAAAACCGAGAATCTTTTAAAGTAATTTGTTTGTGATCGTCGGAAATTTCTAATAATCTATTATAAGATTTTTTTAAAATACTCATATGAGTTGTAGTTTGTAAGACATAAACGAATATTCGTCTATTGGCTGTGTTTGTTGTAGAATTTCTACAAATTTATCGAATCCTAAATCTGAAGGATCGTTTTCTGTTGTATCAACAATATAGACTTCTTTACCTTGCTTAAGTAAGTATTCGCTATATTTTAAAGTTTTTTTAATCGCATCATTATCTAATGCTAAATATATTTTATCTACTTGAGAAGAGATAAGTTTTTTCATTAATGCATTATTAATTGATTTACCTAATAATGGTATTGCATTTCTTTTTATTGCCATCATATCAAATGCTCCTTCACACAATATAATTGGAATATTCCAGTTAATATAGTATTCAAAAGGTATAATATCTCTTGTAACTGTTGGATTTTTATATTTTAATGATGACCATTCTTCAAAGCTTCTACCTATAAAATAATTTAAATTACCATCTTTATCATAAGAAGGAATAATTATTCTATTTTGAAATTTACCTGTAGTACAATATCCAATATTATATCTTTCAATATCTTTTTCGGTTATTCCCCTTTGTTTCAAGTAAGATAAAGCACGTCTTGATTCAAAAGAACTATCAAATTTTTTAAACTCTTTAGGTAACTCTATTTTATTTTCTATATCATTGTTAATCTTTGTTGTCCGTACCTTAACATACTTTGATAATTCAATAACTTGTTCTTGGGATGCTTTTAATCTACGAAAGAGTTTCAAAAGAGATTTACCACTAAAGTCATCTCCACATACCCAGCATTGATAACTCTGAAAATGTTTAGATTCTTGATCTAAATTTACTTCTAGTTTATTCTTACGATGGTTACATTTAGGACATTTATAAGAATAATTACCTCCAGATGTATTTCGTGATGGACCTAATACTGAATTCAGTAGATTAACTAATAATTGATTTACTCTCATTTTCTCTTATAAAATCTTTTCGGTAGAATTTACCTAGAAGATTATCATTAAGATACGAACTTTCTTCCAGAACTTCAAACATCATTTGATATTTTAGTTCATTATATGTTAAAATTTTCTTAGTAAAACAAATTAAAAGTATTTCTCTTCGTAATTCATCATATCTATTTTCCTTTCTTATCTCTTTTAAAAAAGTATGAGAACCTGTATATTTTAACCAATCAGATTCTTTTTCTACTTTTCTCCATCTTTTTTGACCTTTCAATGGAGGAAGTTTTCTTGTAAAATGCAACTGTTTTTTTCCTATATATTTTTTACCTGATGGGATATGTTCAATTTCATAAATAAAACCAAAAGCACCTTCAGGAAAATCGTTTAAGGATTCGATTTTTCCTTTTTTGTAAATCCAAAACATTTTAATTCATATCTAAATTTATAATAATATTTGTATCGTTTATATCTGATTTTAAGATAGGTTGTGCTAGTTTACCTACAGCAATTAAATCATATTTGTTATTATATAGTCCAACTGCTGTAATATATGGATTAAAAAATGATTCAGTAACATAACCATAGGGAGTACCGTTTGAACCAGATATTAATGTTGGATTAGTAGAAAAGTTAAATTCATTTTCTCTTATCTTACACATAAATTGTGCTTCATTTATTGTTCTAGTGCTACTAAATGAACATGATAAGTTTTCTCTTGAAAAGGATGTTCTAATAGCTTGGGTATTTGGTAAAGAAGATCCTGTAGCTATTAATTTATATGTAAAAATTGCTAAACCGTGCTCGTATATTATATTACCTACATGAGTTTTTCCTATATTAGTTGTAGTAAAAATATTACCTTGTTTATCATCCGTAAATCTATATACACCGTCATCAAATAAAAATGTACCAGGTTGTATAGTTTCTCCGAATAATCTTCTTGGTATAGATAGTACACCTATAGCATTACCTCCTCCAGGAAGAAGAGCACGAGATTGTGTTAAGGTATTAGATAAAAAATTATAATTATTAGTAGTTGCTCTTTTACCACTTATAGTCCCGTCTATATTAAAAGATGCAGTAGCTGCAGGGTCTCCAAATGTTTGAGTTAAATAATTACTATAATAAAGTTGCCTTATAGATCTAAATACTAATTCAGTATATTGATTATCTCTTAGTCCGGTTGATTCAAAGCTTGCACTATCAAAACTAGAACTTAATGATTGTGATGGAGCTGCTCCTATAAATAAATCAATATTTATATTTGAACTACTAAAGTTAGTTTTACCTTCAAAATTAAAACTTTTATTAACTGTAAAAGGAGTTACTACAGTATCAGCAGTTGTAAGTTGTTTGTATGTAAAGCTCATTCACCTTAAAAATCTAATTTAACTCTAATTAAAGCTTCTTTAGTAAAATCTTTTAAGAGTGGTCTTGATAATTTAGCTACCGCTAATAATTCATTTGCATCATTATACATACCTACTGTAGTTAAAAATACTTGAGGTTGATTAATAAAATCGGTATAGATTACTTCTCCAGTTGAGCCTGAAATAAAGGAAGGATTTTCTGTATAATTAAATTCTGAATTTCTTAGTCTTACAAATACAAAATCTGATGATACGGTTTCTTGTGAGTTAACTTGAAAGTTTCCTCCTAATCTAATAGCATCATAAATAGCATCGTTATTTAAACCAGGTGAATCATAGCTTTGAGAAGCCTCCAGGTTTATAGACTGCGATGTAGCAAGTGGATTAATTAAAATAGTTCCTATATCTGGTAAAAATAATCCATAGGATCCACTTCCAGCTACATAGCCATTAGATGTATCATATGATTCACCATTACTTCCTGAGATTAATTGGAATGCTCTTTGAGCTCCTATAAATGTATTAACTAATACTTCTTTAGAATCATCAGTAAGTTTAATTTTTCCTCCGGATGCACTAAGATGTAAATTTAAAGTTCCAGGTAATAATTTTTCTTTATATCTAGATCTTTCGACTGAGATAGCCCAAAAATTAGATCCTGTAACAATATTAGTTTCACTACCGAATTTAAAGCTTGAATTTTCATCTTCTAAAACTAATGTTCTATATTGACCAAAATTAGTTCTTGTTGGTGATAAAAAAGGTACTAAATCGTTAAAAAATTCACTACCACTACCAAGGTTATCACAATAAGCTACTTCAAATTGAACAGATGCAGAGGTTGATGTAACAGGGTTCCCGTTATAAACACTCATATAATATTTCCCTGAGGATCCGTTCTTTTGAATAGATGATGTAAAAAAGCTTGTTAAAGTAGGAACATTATCCGACCAAGCTGCGGAAGTTATAGAATCACTACTTACTACTATATCTTCAGTATCAAATCTTTTGTAACTCATTTATTATACTTTTTCAATTGTTAATGGGATAGTTAATCTAGCTCCTGAATCAATACCAGTAAAGGTTAGAGTTGTTCTGATTAAAGCTCCAGGAAGAGCATTATTACCAAATAAAGTATTGATTGTTGTACCTTTTAGGTTAATTTGTGTACCTATTCTAGTGGCAGATATATTAGTACCAAGTGTTTGATTTATTGGTACATTTTGACCTGTTGCTGCTTGTGAATTTATTCCTGTCCCAGTAAAGGTACTTAGTAACCTTACATCCGCTACAGTGCAGGTATATCCAGCAGTTTCATTTATTTGTTGGTTACCTAAATAATTTAATGTTTGCGGTGTAATAGCAAGAGAAGCTCCTTGCTTTAATGATATTGCAGAGTAACCTAAATCGAGTACTGGTAGTTTTGCAGTACCTCGTGGTAGGGTTACAAGCTTATATTTCATAATTTGATTTTCATCAGGAAAAGCTTCTAGTAGAGGCATATTTTCTAATGCTTCTCCGTAAAATGTTGATCCTGAAGGGTGAGTTGGATTATATAAAGTATAATCAATTTCATCATCTGCTACTGCAAATTGTGTAATTCTAAAGGAGCCATCATTTCTTGCTAAAAGCTCTCTTCCTTTTTTAGTTAAAATCGCGTCTACTGTTACGACTTGATTATTTAAGTAACCCATAATTATAAATATTCTCTTTTTATTATTATAAATATATTAATTTTAATTTATAGTACCATCCTTAACTAAATCTGATAGTATAACATTAATATTACTTTCTACTTCTTCATTTACTGTAACATTTTTTACTACTCCACTTGTTGTACCAAATCCTGAGTTAGGAGGATTAAGATCTAATATTACTGACGTACCATCTTTATTAAATCTTCTAATTAAAAATTTATCTAAATTTAATCCATTACCAATAGGTGGTTGAATATCAACTAATATTTTACCTGTTTCAGCACCTTGATTAATTATTGATACATTACTTACTGTATGTACATTATTTTCTGATCCTAAAAATCTAAATTGATCTCCTGATTTAATAGTAAATATTTCATTAATAGGTTTAAATGTTGATTCTGGATACTGTACTTGAGTTGATGTATTATAATATTGAGCTAAATCTCTAGAGGATGTAAGTTGTGTACTGTTAGGAAACGCGCTTCCTGTTTCCCAGAAACTTCCTGTAAGTGCCACTACTGGAAGTTGTTCAGGTTCTCCGTAAAAATTAGTATTTTGTAAATTAACAACTCCTAAACTAGTAAATTCTAGTCTAACTCTAACCTGATCCCCTGCTGCAGGAAAAATATATGGAGTTACTAAATCAGGTACTGCTAAAGGATCTCCAGCTGCAACACTACCATCATTAAATATTAAAGAAGTATTTGCAGGTATATTAGTTAATCCAAAAAATACATTTGGTACGCCGGTTCTTATCCATTCAATAGATATATTAGATGTTGCTGTTGTACTGTTTAGTACTGCACCTTGAAACCTAAAGCGTATTGGTGTTAGATTAAATCTATCTCCAGTAGTATTTTCCCATATACTATTTGGGTGGTCGTATAGTCCTGCTGGATCGTATCCCTCATTAGAGCAGCTTACTGTTAAGATCCCTGTGCTTGGGTTGGATGTTGGATTGTAAGTTGTATCAGCAAATTTTCCACCTTGAAAGCTAAAGTTGGTATCTAATCCTGATGGATTAGTAAAGTTAATAGATCCTGTAAATTCTTCACCAACACTTCCATCAAATATAGATGCAAATTGAGTAGTTAGGATTGGATCTACTCTTCTAGCTCCTCTTATAACTCTAGCTTGAGTATTAAAATTATCTAAATTTATACCAGCTGCTGCATTAGTTGGAAAGTTTCCTCCATCAGTTTGAAAACTATCATTAAGAGCTATATCTACTAAATTATTAGTTTCATATGTTCCTTCCACATCAAAGAATGATGGAGAATTTAATAATGGTTTAAATGCTTGACCTTGTTTATTTATTAAATATTGTAATTTAACTTGAGTTCCTTTTTCTAATTCAGGAGAGGTTGGGACTAATAATTTAAAAAACCCAAAATTCGGTTTAGTTTGTTCTATCACAGGTTCTTTACCAAACGATATATCTCCTTTCCATATTGTACCATCAGGAAGTACAAGAGTATTGGCAGCGGTATATTCATTTAATATAGCACTAGTTAATTTTACTCCATTATATCTTATATTAGACCAAGATTTAGAGAAATAATTAGAATCTTGTACTTGAGCTTTTACAGCAGTTCTGTTTAAAATTTGTAAAAAGTTTACTGGTAAAACTGTTCCTGATGAATAATCTATATCAAAAAATATTCCTGAAGTTGTATTTTCTGAAACATTATTTAGTAGTGGTTGACAATCAAAATGATTAAAGAAGTGTGTGTTATCAGATAAGTATCCTGGTTGAATAGAAGTTATAGTTGATACTGGACCATTACTTGTTACTCCATTTTGATTAATAGCAAATAATGAAGAGGAGATTGATAAAGAGCTTGATCCAAATAAATCAAACATATTATTATCAAAATCCGTTTCTACTACTACTGCAACTTGATCTCCTGTAACTAATGCTTGTTGTGGAAAAAGTTCCTCTTTAAAATCAAAATCAAATGATTGTGTAAAGGTATTTCCTGCAGTTAATCCTACTGTAAATCCGTTACTTTTTAATATTTCGTTTCTTGTTATATTTTTTAACCCTACTTTTACACCATACTGTATATTTGCGGTAGTATTGTTAGTAAATGCATAAGAGCCTGAGATAGAACAGGTAAAATTAAGTCTTCTATTATTAGTTAATGGTGATGTATATATACCACTTTGACTATTTAAAAGTCCGCTTGGATCATTTTCAATATCAAAATTATCAATAATAATAGTTTCAGTAAATGAGGATGGTACTGTTCCTTGATCTGCAATTTTTACTAAATGAAATGAAGATGTTTTTTCAACTGAAGCTGAATAATTTAAAAAATTAGATGTAAAGTTGGATATATCGTAAGTACTAAATGGTGATACTACTTCATATTCAGTAAATCCTTGACCACTTTGTACAAAATCTACAGCTATACTTTGATTTATACCAGAAAAATCAAAAGCTAGTGTAGTTATTTGCGTTAATACGTTTGAAATATCTATACCAGCTTTAGTTGTATTAGATATCTTAATATTAGTAAATTTATTTTGACCGAATTTTTTAAAGAAAAATATTTCCCCAGTACGAGGAGCTGTATTAGGATTTTCAAATCTATCTAATGAACAGCTTTGTTGTCTATATACAAATCTATCATATTCATGCTCAACTTCAACACCTTCGGTATTTATATTAGAAAACTGTAAGCAACCTGGATTTAAGGATTGAGTTGTTACTATTATATTAGTTCCAGGGAAAATACCATCATAAAATTCATCTTGATTAGTATAAATTCTTTCAGTACTTCCTGATTGGAATATAATAGATTCAGATAGTGATTGAGTTATATCAAATCTATTATCGGGCCCTGTTCCGTTAGGACCGTATGGATGAAAGGCAGTACTATTAAATACCTCAAATGATCCTCCAGTACCTCCGCTAAATTTATATATAGAGGATCCAGAGGTTGAATATTGTGGAAAGTCGCTAGATCCCGTTATAAAATTTTTAGATGATGGTAATATCGATCCTGTTTTACTTACATTCGTAAATGTCATTACAGGTTCAGGATATTTTTGTCTTTCTAGAAGGTGTTGTTTTATTATTACACCAGTAGCGGAAGAGTTTCTTATAGGAGTAAAATCTTTTATCATTTTAAATAAAGAATTATCAAAATTCTTAATTAATCTAATAAAATCTAAAACTTCATAATTTTTTAAATATTTTTCGAAAAATTTATCTCTTAAATCATTTAAAGCAGGATAATAATTTAAGCTAGAAGAGGCTAATCTAGGATCACCTATATAATCTTCAATATTAAATCCACCTAGCTCTGATATAATATCATCATTTATTTGATTTGAGGGAGAAAATCCTACTTCAATATAATTTATTCCTTCAGTGAATGATCTTGAGGAATAATTGTTTTGTTCAATTCTACGATAGGGTGATAGTGCATTTCCTTGAGGAAATTCTAAATTTTCTACTCTAATTCTATCCGTAACTCTATTTTTTATACCTACTACTGGTTGATTTAAAAATTGAGTTTCTGAATTTGATTTATATAATCCGGTAGTATTGTAAAAGCTATTTTTATTACCTCCACTTATAAAGGATGCAGTAGTTATTAATGATCCTGTTACTTTTGGGTGTATAGAGCTTCCAGATATAGTATTTGTAAGTGTACCTTTTATTGAATAATCTTCACCCTCTCTAGTTCTAAATGCTAGCGATTCTCTAGCAGATTCTGATCCTGTTAAAACACCATTTTCAATTGATAGCGGGTTCATAATATGATTATGCCATACACTTTCTGATAGAGTGTTTATCCAATATCGGACTTCTTGAACTGATCCTGATAGTTCACTTGATCCTGTTATTCCGGGAGCAAAGTTATAGGAATTTTTGCTAGCTCCTATTCGGGCTAAGCTTCCGCTTCTCCAGCATAAAGTATCATCTGCTCCTGGTACTGTAATGGTTGTGCTACCAGTAAAGCCTAGTTTAGTGCCGTTGCCTCCATTGTATATTTTATTACCTGAGTAAAGTTCAAAGGTATTGGATGAGCTATGATATTGTAACATTACACTCCACCAATCTTTATTTAAAAACGGTAAATTAATCGAGGAGGAATAATATTGACTTGATCCACTTACATAAAGGGTAAGGTCTGCGTAATTGTTTCTTGGATCCATAATACTACCTGAATAGGAGCCAGTATATGATCCTGATCCGTTATATTCTAAAACTACTGATACTGATGATGATGTTGAACTAATATTACTATCTAATATAGTAAAGGTAGATTGTCTTATATTAGATTGTGATGGTAGGGTGTTTGGATCAAGAGTAGATTTAAATCTATATTCAACAGTGCGTGGTACTAAGGGTGATATACCCCAGTCAGGGTTTAATCCATTATCATTATCATGATTAGCCCATTGGGTATTAATCATATTATCAGGTGAGCTACTTCCTGAAATGAATAAAGCTTTGTTATAAATTTTTCTATAAAAATCCCAATCATTACCTGATACTTTATCTTTAGCACCAAATTCATTTACTTGTAGTATGGTTTCCGGAATACCATACAAGCTAATTAAACTTTTTAAACCTGTTTTAGTTCCTTTAGATCTTAAAAGATAAGGAACATTGTGATATATTTTCTTATATGTTCTTTTATTAATATCATCAATAGGTATAATATCATTAGAAGCTGTTACTAGGTTAGTTACTAATTGAGTACCTAAAGGTAGTGGTCCATATAATCCACTACCAAAGGAAGAAAATCCATAAATTAGTGGTGGAAAATCTGATAATCCTGTTACTCCTAGTGAGCTACTATCTTGTGGGAACCCTGTAAATGCACTATATAGATCGTAAGTTGAAAAATTATTTTCATATATTTTTAAACTAAAATCTTTTATAGCGTCAGCTACTAAGTCTTTTGATATACCAAAATTTATTCTATTATCAGCATCAAATTTTTTCGTTATATCTTTTGTATAGGTCCAGATATTATCATAATGTTGACCTATCATTGAAATAAATACTTCGTATTGTTTATTATTAGGATCTAGTCTAATAAATTCAGGGATAGAGTATAATAAATTATTTCTATTTAAATTATCATACAATGATGCACTTAATAATATTCCACCATAATTTGATGATTGTTCATCTAGAGATCCATACCATTGTAATACCTCAGTACTACTTGTAACATGAAGTTGAAATGGTGGTGTATCATTTACTTTTGGCCAGCTATTTGATCCGCTTTCATAATATAGAAATTTTTCATAGTTATCAAAATTTGATACTAATTGATTAATTTTATCTCTAAATATATGAGATGTTGTAGATGTATTATTGGCTGTGGAGTTTGCTGTATTTAAAGAGCTAGAATAATCTTGTAATAGACTAATTTTATAAAAAAAGTTTTTTAGTCTTTCTGTAGCAGAAGAAAAGAAAACAAATTCTTCAAATTTATTATAATCTAAATTAATGTTAATACCTGAAGAAGATATTACACTATTTAACTGATATATAGAGGAGCTTGGAAGATTAGTAGTCTCAAGGGATTCTAGAGTAGCTGTAAAGGTTTCCTTACTTGTTAGATCTCTATCAATTAAATTTAAATTAGGTCCTGATAGTGGAATACCTACAGTTAATGGTTCTCTAATATCTGGAGAAAACTCTATAAGATAATTAGGATTAGCACCTATCTGCTCAACTATCCAGAATTGACTATTAATATCAAAATCGTTAGGAAGAGGATTTTTTAATTTTATTAATATTTGAGTATTATCACTTGTAGTATCTAAAGCAATATTTACACCAGCAATAAGATTATTATTTCCAAAATTTAATAAAAATTCCTTAAAATAAGTTGATTGTTCACGTTCATTTAAAAATTGAAGAGTTTTATCAGCTAAAACAAAATCATCTATAACGCTAGAATCAGCTCTTATTTCAGTTCTTGATGGTGATATTTCATTAATAAAAAAGTTTTTTTCAGAAGAGGATCCACATTTTTTATTATATACATTATATTCAACAATATATTCTCCTGAAAGAACATTAAAATATGTTAATATATCATTTTCCAGATTAACTGTAAGTGTTTCACCATCGCTGTCTATAAAATAGTTATTATAATAATCAACTACACTTATAGTATTATTTTCAGGATCACTTAAAACGTATTCTACGTAAGTTTCTTCACTAACTTGTGCTTTTATATTTTGAGTGGCATTATATTGTAGATCATCATTACCGGAAAAACTAAATGATCCTGATACACCAGATAAATCTTTAAGAAGTTCAATTGATATTCTTGACATTTTTAATTATTTAAAGAGTTTAGAAGATCAGCATTTTTTTGTTGCTCTTCAAGCAACTCTTCTCTTAAAGAAGTAATTTCATCTTGTAATGAATTAATTAAATCTTCATTAGGGTTAAAATCTATATACTCTGTACTTTGTTTAATTAATGTTTCATGTGAATTAATTTGACCTGTTTTTGGTATATCATAAAAAAATTTATTATAAAGATCAAAAAATGTAGTAATATTTAATGTACTTTCTTCTGCTAATGCATTAAAAATATTATTTTCTTCAGTAGTGTTTATTAACTCTGTAAACTCGGTATTAATTCTTTTTTTATACTGCTCTTTTCCTATTTTAGTAGTTTCAAGATTAATTATACCTGTCTCTATACCTACTCCTTCTATTGCTATTAATCTTTCACTCATTGTTGAGTGTTGGATTCCAGTCATATACCTTCCTGAGTCCATTAAATGGTAGTACCCTATGTATATCTCTCCGTTCTCTAGTGTAAATTCACCTCCATTAGTATAAAAACTTGCCATACTTAACCGTTAGTTACTTTAAAATACATTTCATTATCAATAATATCAGTTCTATTACCATAAATTGATTTAATTAATATTTTATAATATCTTTCAGGCTCGAGACCATTCATATGGATATCAAAGTAGTTTAAAGTATTGTTTCTTGAAATTTTAGTATATATAGTATCAAAATTTATAATAAATTCATCTGTATCTAAATCTTTAATAGCATAAAAAGATTCATCCGGTAAATAATAATTAATTACTTGATTAGATGTAGTAATATATGTTCTAATAGGATATTTGGGTCTTACATAAATAAAGAATCTGGTTACTGAATCTTGCTGATATTCCTCTTTATTCTCTCTTAATGATGCTACCCAATTGTTTGTACTGCCTGTTATATTGGTGGTAGATGATCCTGTAGAATTATTAAGATAATCATCCCATTTAAATTCTAGTATAGGTGGGTATATTGTATTGGTATCTACGGAGAAGTATCTGCTTATAGGTTGTTGTGATTGTGATAGACTAAATTCAATAGAGTTATCTAATTTAACTAAGAATCCATTGTTAGGAATATCAGTATCTGATCCAATAGAGTTTGAACTGCTATACCATGCTAGTCCAATATCAGTTACATCTATATTTAGATCTTTATCACTTCTTAATGAAAAGGATTGCGATACTTCTATACGCTTACCTTGTGCAGATCCTGTATACCATACTCCTCCACCTTCGGGTGAATATGTAGTATTAAAGGATTGTGTACTATATGGTACCCCTGCAAAATTCCAATTAGTTCCTAAATCTTTAGAATCTCTAAATAACCAGCTTACACCATTAGTGGTTTCTGGGTTATCAGCAAACTTTCCTGTGCCATTTTCCCATGATCCTGATACTGGATATACATATAGTTCTGTATCAAGATTAAATCCTTGAGCATAAGCTATAAAATTTTTAAGAGAGAAATTAATAGATTCAGTGGCACTGTTATTTGATATAAAGCTATCAATAGATTCTTGATCAAATTTTATTACGTATCTTGATACTTGTGGAGATACTGTAATATTATTTTGATTATAGACTTCTAGCATTTCATCTATTCCAGCAGATCTTGATGGAAAATATGAATATAAAGATGCATCTTTGGTTGGGAAAAATTTATATACAGCCACCTTTTATTAATAAATATCATAAATAAAAAAAGCGAGCCTATGCTCGCCTTTATTACTTTATATAATAAATATTATTTAATAACCAACTAGGTTTCGCATATCATTCATAATGCTATCAAACTTTTCAATGTATTCATTAATGGTAGAGTAATGTTTACCTTCTTGAAGAGTTTTTCTATGTATAATAGATCTTAGAGCGTTATTAAAAGTACTTGGATAAGAATGAACTTTTACAACTGTTTTATCTTCTCCGTTTGATAGGTGATGATCAGAGGAAGTAGTTGTTTCTTCACACACTAAATATTCTCCACTATTTCCTTTAACTATAAAAAAAGGTTCGATTCTTTCATCAAAGATAGATGTTTGACCTTCGCAAAACTCTTCTCTTGTACTATATCTAATCATATTAATTTTTTATAAAAATACGAAAAAATATAATTTATTCCAACTATTTTTTCTTTTTCTTTTTATACCCTTTATGCCAGTGTTCAGTCATTGTAATAATTTTTAACTCACTAACTGGAATATCTTCTACTTTTTTTCCATTTTCAAATAAAACATCATAATGTGTTACAACATGTTTATTTCCTTCCTTAACTAAGGTATGTTTTTCAGGAATAGTATTTCCTTTTCCATATTTACTATGAACTACTTTTGCAGCACAATCATGTTTGAATCCAGGAGCTGCTTCTTTAAGCATAGATTTTATCTCCTCTCTAATTATTTTTTTAATTATATTAATTTTCATATTAATAAATATCACTTACGATGTCTATTAAGAGATTGAGTATGAACATAACCAGGCTCCCATCTTATATCACATCTACCATCCGGTTCAACCTCTAGATTCGTATTATACATAAATAGCGGACCATTATACTCCTGAAATTGAGTAGTATCATATTCGTACATATTTGTAGATTCTTTTATTCTTCTAGGACCATCCCAAGATCGAAACATTCTACAAGTAGTTCTGTACCATCTTCCTTCTTTATTTTGAACTTCAGTTAACCAACATTCATTAAAGTCATAAATTAACTTTCCAGTATCTCCTCTTTTTTCACTCATTATCCTACCTTTATTTTTAAAATTATTGCTTTTTCTGGAATTCCGGGTATTTTTTTCATAGACAAAATTTGATCTATATTTTTATTTTTCCAGGTCTTAGTTTTTGTTTTTGCATTTTTTCTATTAGATGTTTTAAAGATAATAGAAATTGGAAGATTGCCGTAAGAGTTTGTTCTCGCCATAACCTTTATTTTTAATATTTATTAAATATAAGAAAAATAATTTAATTTTTCAACTTGTTTATTATATTTATTTTTCGTATCTTAATGCTATGGACCTAAACCGTTTTTTTAAATTTTTTAAAGAAGATAATAATACTGATGGTGAATTATTAAATGAGGATAATATAGAATTGTATCAAGAAGAAACACCAGTTTTTAAAATTGGTATGTTTATTAGATTATCTGAATTTAAAATAATACACTCATTAAAAAATATTAATAATGTAGATAATCAATCGGATGTATTATTTATGTTACCAGGCATTGATATTGATGGTAACAATAAACAAGAATTTGATTTAGTTTTTAATATGTTAAGATATAGACATATTAAGGATCTAGATCTTGATAATGAGATGGTAGTTGATAGTATAAAACTATGGTCAGAAAAGAATTTAGAAGCTTATATTTTAGATTGTTTAGATTACTATGAATCAGTAGAAGAGTATGAAAAGTGTGGTTTTTTAAAAAAAATCCAAGATATTATACAAAATAGTTGATTTTCTGTAAAATTTTTATTATCTTCAAAATTATATTATGATTATAATTAAAATAATATTTAAAATAATTAAAAAAATATATAATATTATTAATAAAATAATTAAATTTAATAATAAAATATATGATGAGAAGATGAAAGCAATGGAATATTGTGGAAGATTATTCTTTTGATTATTTATAAAGAAATAATATGCCTACATTTACCCCACAACAATTAAAAGGAGCAGGAACTACTGTTGGGTCACTTAATGGTACTAAAACCTTTACATTTACTTATCCATCCTCTACTTTAACTACTACTGATGATTCTCCTGCATATTTTACGTTAGAGCAAGTTCAAGATAGTACAAATAATATTAAAAGGAACTCTGATGAATCTATGCCTCTGGAGGCAGTTGATTATACTGAGGGGGTTTTTGATGCTTTTGGTGGAATATCTGAATCTAGTATTGTTCAAAATAAATATAAATTTAGTATTGTTGTCCCGAGAGGTACAAATACAGTCAGGTTTACACCTGTTGATACTTCAAGAGGGGGTTTAGTAAGATATAGAGGAACTGGCAATTTTACATTATCTTTTTAAGATAGTTGTTTAATTGAGATTTATTTCGTATATTAAGAAAAATATATTTAAATGAATCTTACCCCTGAACAGTTACAATCTAATTGGAATACATTTATTGATAATATTAAAAATTATATTACTGGAGATAGACAAGAGCAGTTAATTAATTTTTATCAAGAACGAGAAGAGGATTTAGTTTTATATCCAGCATCTCATAAAGATTCCTTTCATAATGCATTCCCAGGAGGATATGTTGATCACGTTAATCGCGTTGTAGAGTGTGCTCTTAAGTTAAATAAAATTTGGCAAGAGATGGGATGCCGAACTGAAGATTATACTGAAGAGGAGTTAGTATTTTCTGCTATTAATCATGACTTAGGTAAGATAGGTGATAAGGAAAATTTAATGTATCTTCAACAGACTGATCAATGGAGACGTAAGAATCTTGGAGAACATTATAAGCATAACTCAGAAGTAGATTTTATGTCTATTCCAGATCGCTCATTATTTCTATTGCAAGATTATGGAATTAAAGTAACTCAAAATGAATATGTTTGTATTCAAACTCATGATGGGCTTTATGATGATGCAAATAAAAAATACTTTATTAGCTTTTTACCAGATTCTAAATTTAAGAGCTCTCTTCCAATTATTATTCATCATGCTGATATGATGGCTGCTAGAATTGAATTCGAACAATTTTATTATAATAAAGAAGAGCAACCTAAACAAGAAAAAAAGCCTTTTAATCTTAATGTTAAAAAGCAATCAGTACAAAATAAAGCTATTACAGAAACAGCCAAAAAATCAAAAGATTCGAATTTATTAAATATATTAAACGATTTATAATGGTTTGGATAATTACAACTCTAGTAATACTTTTATTTATTTGTATTTTTATTATTTATAATTTATATAAAAAATTAATAGTAGCTGAAACAGTTACGTCTTCATATTTTAATTATCTCGATAGTGTATCAAGAATAATTGAATTTATTAATAATAAAGTGGAAGAATTAGATAAAACTGATTCTTTTAAGTCTGATGATGAAATAGGTTTCTTTTTTAATGAAATAAAAAAGCTTAATAGCTTATTATCAGACTTTACTTTAAAAAAATAATGGGAAGAAAAAAATCAGATAAAAATTATTTTACGCTTGAAACTGAGGCTAAAATTATTGAATATAATAATACTAAAGATAGTGAAGTAAGAAGTCAAATATATAAAGATCATATACACTATCCTTTTTTTAAATTAACTCAAAATATTATACATAGGTATAAATTTTATAATACTGAAGTTGATAATATTGAACATTTGCAGCATGAAGTAATAACTTTTTTATTATCAAAAATCCATCTTTTTGATGAATCTAAAGGTACTAAAGCATATTCATATTTTGGTACTATAACAAAAAATTACCTTATACAATATAATAGAAAAAATTATAATAAAAAAATTACTCATGTAGATACTTCAGTAATACAATCTAATACTAACTATTCCTATGTAATGGATAATGAAGAATTAGATTTACATGACTATATTGATGCTTTCACTATCTATGCAACAGATAATTTATATAAGTTATTTGATGATGAATATAATATTAAAATAGCAGATGCAGTTTTAGAAATATTTAGAAAAAGAGGCTTTATACAAAATTTTAATAAAAAAGCATTGTATATATTTGTTAAGGAAATAGTAGATGTACCTACAACACATATAACTCCTGTTGTAAGAGTATTAAAAAAGGTATTTTATTCCGGTTTAGAGAATTATATTCAATTTAAAGAGATATCCTTTGAACTTGAAAATTCATAATTTTTCTATTTATTAGAAAAGATTATGAGTGATTTTGATAAAATAGTCTTTAAGAAGAAAAAGTTTTCTGATATTTTATCTGAAATATACGATAACCAAAAGCAGAAACAACAACAAATTTCTGTCTTAATTAGTGAACTTAAACCGTTAATACAAGATATTGGAGATGCAACTTTAATAGTTCCTCTCATTAAAGAATATTTAGATTTAGGTATTAAAAATGATGAGCAACTTATAAAAGTAGCTACTATAATACAACGTATGGTTAAATCAACTGAAAATAATGGTACTGGAGAGTTAATATCCGAAGAAGAAAAAGCTCAACTAATGAAAGAAATTAATAAGTTGAAGGATAATTAATATGAGTGCTTTATCAGGTGGAAATAGAACTCTTAATCCAACTAGAAGATCCTTTAATTCACAGGATATTTTAAGTGGTATAGTTACATCAGTTATATTAAATGATAATAGTACAGGCTTCCCTGACGCTAAAGATGGCTATAACAGTATGGGAACTATTAATTTTGAAGTAATAGATAATGATAATCCCGGTACTCCAAAAGATAATTTAAAAGCAAAACCACTATTTCCCTATATTACCTGCTATCCATTAATAGGAGAAGTAGTTATAATTATAAAATCTCTTTCACAAAATCCAGTTAAGACAAACGAAGGTACACAAGTATACTATTACCTACCTAATGTTAATTTATTTAACACCCCCTCTTATAATCCATCTAACTTTACCAACGAATTACTTGTATTAAGAGATCCAGTTAGAACAAATAGTAAAAGCGTTATACTCCCTATAACACCAAAATCAGCAGATGCTGGATCATATGAACCAACTCCAAGTGGTAACTCAACATTTATTGATAGTGGAAGAGTTAGACAAACAAAAATATTTACAGGAGACATAGTATTTCAAGGTAGATTTGGAAGTAATTTAAGATTTTCCTCTACTAGACCTGGATCAGGAAACTCATGGTCAAATCCATCTCCCGGTACTGCAAACGGTGATCCTATTACAATACTAAATAATGGTATTCATGATAGCGGGGTAGCATCTTTCATACCTTTTTCCGAAAACCCTACAGATGATAAAAGTAGTATTTACTTAACCTCAACACAAGTTTTACCTATAAATAGACCTGAAATAAACTTTAATTCTAGTACTGAGCCGCCCGAATCTCTACTCTCCTATAGCAATCCTCAAATATTAATTAATTCAGATAGATTAGTATTAGCTGCAAAAAAAGATAGTATAATAATAGGAGCTGGAAAGAATATTAATTTATCAGGTAAAAATATCGGAATAGATGCAAGGAATGAATTTTCAGTTAATAGTAATAATATTAGACTGGGGAATGTAAATGCAACTGAACCAGTAATGCTTGGTAATAAAACAAATGATCTTCTTATAAAAGCTCTTACAAGTATTAACGAGCTTATAGAAACATTAGAAGATAGTAAAATATTTCCTGGAGGTCAACCAGCTCCTAACGAACCAGTTATTATGCAGGCTATATCTACACAGAATAGGATAAATGAAGTATTAAGCGTCCTCAGCGGAGAGTCTCACCTTTCAAAAACTACATTTACAACATAATGGCTATTCAAGGTGCTATATATCATGATTATAAAGTTAGTGTATCTAATCTAGTATTTTATTCTTTTAATGAATTATTAATAGTAGAAAATGAAAACGATACAGATGATGCATTATTAATAGGATTTTCAATAATTATAGTACCTAACGATAGTAGACTGCCAATACAAACTCTTGAATATGGTGAAGATCCATCTAATTCAGCCTTTATAAATAATATCAATAAAGATGCAATCCGTAAGGAGATGGATAGAAGATTAGCGCGTGAATATACTAATAATTTTTTAGAAAAATTTGGCAATTCTCAAGTTATAGGAGTAGAAGAGGTATATAAAAAAGTATTAAATATATTAATAGAGAGACTATCTACAGTAGGTATATCTTTTACAACAGCTGGAGAGGGTGATGTGTGGTATCCTCCTACTACATTTCCAATACTTGGAATGACTATGCCTGGAGATGAAAAACTAAATTATCAATACGAACTACAGTATCTTAATGGAAGTAGTATTACACTTGATACTATAGCTCAAAGTTATTATAATGATGGAGATTTTTACGGATTTTATGATACCACTATTCCAACTCCTATTCAATATAATAATATTATTAGATCCGACTTTTCTAATAAACCAAATATAATTCAACCACAAATTAATAAAGTTGAATCGCCAACTGAATTAGATAATGAATTGCAAGTACAGCAAAACCAAGCTGCTGTATTTGAAGGTGAATTAAATACTACAGGAATAGATATAATTAACAATCCTATACCTGATAATGTTGAATATACTGAAAATATAGTTAATATACCTAGTCAAATAACTACTGGTAATAATATAACTGAAACACTAGATAACAGTAAAAAAATAAAAAGAAGAAAACCAAAAAATAAAAAAAGAAGACAAAGAGCCGAACCTAACAATGAAATAGCAGAAAATAATTTATTAGAGGTTCAAGAAGAAAATACACGTAAAAGTGAGGTAAATATAATAAAGAAAAAAGTTAAAGGAAGAGTTATTGACTCTGTAAGCTTAAAACCTATTTCAGCTGAGATTATTTATTCATTACAAACTATTAATGAAGTACAAGTAAGTTCAGAGGTAAATAACGAACCTATTATTGAAGAAAATACTTTTAACTTTCGTCTTCAAGTAAATTTAGTAAGACCAAATACTAATGAAACTGAAAGCGGGTTAACTCTTGAAGAAGAAGCTATATTAAGACAGACAAACGTATTTTCAGGTAGAAGAAGAACAGGTATACCAGGCGGGACAGTTTATATAATAGACGAAAATAATAAAATAGTTAAATCCATTAAAGCTAATCTAGAAGGTAAAATAAATACAGTAATTAATCTTCCGATAAGAATGTTTAGCGATGAATCTAATTTTACTAAATTTAGATTATTATTTAGAGGAATAGGAACTCAGACTATTTTTGAACATATTAAATATATTAATCCTAACGATTTAGGTCAAGCTGGGAAATCAATTAATGATAAAATATACGGTGACTTAGCACTATATCCTATATCGTCAAATTCAAATTCCTTTACAAGAGATACACCTAATGGAGAGAGAGTATCAAGAATAATAGATTTTCTCTCCCTACCTGAGGTATCCGGAACAATTGATAGGCTTAGTATACAAACCGATACACCAATACTAGATGGATCTCCTAATTTTATCGAAACCAGTGTACCTAATCCCGATGAAAATCCAAATTTTAATGATATTCCAGGTATACAAATTGGAGATAAAAAAATAATTGCTTTTACAGCAAAAACTGATAAAAAAGGTAGATTTTCTTTAAAATTTGGTACTTCATACAATACTATACCTAATACTATTATTATATCAAAAGAAGGTTATAGTAGAAAAACAATTAACGTTGTATTAAAAGATGGAACTAAAAAAACTAATTTAGGGGATATTAAACTTATTAATGAAACTCTTAATTTAGAAAAAGATATTGAAAATGCTAAACTAGAATTATCACCTAATAAAATACGTAAAAAAGTACCTAAATTTGATAAACAAACAAGAGAAATAAATCAAAGTAAAAAAAGAGCTCAATTTTTAGAATCTTTAATACAAAGATTAGTTCCAACTGCTTTAAGATTAGGTGCAAAGTTTGGGATATCTAAATTAGAAGATATGTCAAAAGATAATATTGTAAATGATAATACTAAATGTCCTACACCGAATGAATTAGATGATATTATACGGAGAAGAAATAATTTAGCTGATAAAATTAATAGTACTTATAAAATAATTAATACCACAACAATTGCTTTAGGTATTTCACAAACATTAATCTCAACTATTAATATACTATTAAATACTTTACAAGGTATACCTATACCGTTAGGAGCTCCTTTAGGAGTAGGAGTCCCTGCTAATGTAGTTACTACTATATCATCTAGAATAGAAGATAAAAAAAGAACTTTAGATAAATTAAGTGGTATAAATACTGGTATATTATTATTTTTAGCTATTTTAGGTAATATATTACAAATAATTCTTAAATTATTATCAAATGTAGATAAATTAGTAGATAAATGTGCTAAAGATCAACAATTAACTCCTATTAATCCTGATCTATTAAGATTATTAGAAACTCCAGAAGAAACGGATGAAGAATTTCAAAATTTTACATTTGAAATAGAAACCGAAAAAACTACTAATGAATATAAAAGGAGAAGAGCTATTGCAAAAGATATTAATAATGTAGTAGTATTAAAGGGAGAATTTTCATTTGCAGCGGATACTAAAATATTAATAGATGAATTAAAATTCTTTATTAGAGAAAATAATTTAAAATCACAATAACAATATTTATAATAATAAGATTTATGAAAAGTACAACATTTAAAAAAATAATTAAAGAGTGTGTAAGAGAAGTATTTAGGGATGAATTGAAAGATATTCTTTTGGAATCTTTAAAAAACAATAACTCTAACCCTACTATAACTGAATCAGTAACTATACCTCAACCTACTTTAACATCAAAACCTAATCCTAAATCTTTAATAAATAAAAGACAAGCATATATGGATGTTATAGGTGAGACAGCAATGTCTTTTAATTCAAATGATGTACAAAAATTTAATCCTCAAGGAGTTGATCCTATTAGCGGTAATATGCCTGAAGGTGAGGTTTCTTTAGATCAAATCACTAACTTAATTAGTAAGTAATGGCATACGGTGGAAAAAATATTAATTTTAATGATTTAAATAAAAATTCTTACATTGGATTTGGTTTTCCTTTTAATGTACCAGGAGTGTTTAGACAGACTGATATGTCAAAAGACTCTATTAAAGCAAACCTACTTAATTTTTTCCTTACTAATCCAGGTGAAAGATATATGAATACAGATTTTGGTGGTGGACTAAGACAGTTTATATTTGAACAACTCCAAAATAATACTGTAGATAGTGTTAAAGGTTATATTATTAGTAAGCTGGGACAATTTTTTCCCAACATAAAAGTGCGTAAGTTAGAAGCTATTCCTGACTTTAATCGAAATCAAATTACAATAAAATTTTCTTATTTTATATCTAATACTGGTGAAAGTGATAGAGTTTTTATAACATTATAATATGCCAACATATAATTCAAATAATAATAGTAGTAAAATCATTAGATACCTAAATAAAGATTTTGGTAGCTTTTTAAATGATCTAACTACATTTTCTCGAACGTATTTTCCTAATACATTTACTGATTTTAGTCCAGCCTCTCCAGCTAGAATATTTATGGAGATGTCTGCCTATGTTGGTGATGTTTTAGCTTTTTATCTTGATAATCAAATACAAGAAAACTTTTTATTATTAGCAAGACAATCCGATAACATATATCAAGCTGCATATATGTATGGTTATAAACCTAAATTAAGCAACGCAGCTAGCGGTGATTTAAATATATTTCAACAAATACCAGCTATTTTTGATGGTACACAATATGTTCCAGATTATAGCTATACAATTAAAGTTCCTCAATATACTAGCGTTAGAACAGGAGCAGGAAACGAAGCATATAGATTTTATACTTTAAATGATTTAGATTTTTCAGTTTCATCATCAATAGATCCAACTGAACTAACAGTATACGAGATAGACGGATCAGGTAATCCAATATTTTTCTTATTAAAGAAAACAACAAAAATTACCTCAGGTAATATAGTTACTAGAACACTTCAATTTAATGAATATGAAGAATTTCCAAGTAGAGATATATCTGCTCCTACATTTCTTAATATGATAGATGTTATTGATTCGGATGGTAATGTTTATTATGAAGTTGATTATTTAGGACAGGAAACTATTTTTAGAAAAGAACCAAATAAAAATTATTTAGATCCTAATAAAACACAAAATATAGATGATGCACCATATGTATTATCAGCTATAAAAAGTGAAAGAAGATATATTTTAAGAGTGATTGATAGTAATACTATTAGATTACAATTTGGTTCAGGAAGATATAGCTCTGGAGATGATGAAGACATAATTCCTAATCAAAATAATGTAGGTTTAGGATTACCATATGAGCAAAATAGATTAACTACTGCATATTCTCCGCAAAATTTTATATTTACTAACAGTTACGGTATTGCACCATCTAATACAACTATACAAATAAGAATGTTTGCTGGTGGAGGTATACAGACTAATTCACCTGCAAATTCTATAAATATTATTGATGCAACATTAGTTAGATTTAATAATGTACCTCCTGTTTCAACTACAGCTAATTATGTTATTAATAGTTTATCATGCAATAATCCAGATGCATTAACAGGTGGAAGAGGAGGTGATACACTTGCAGAAATTAAAGAAAATAGTTTATCAAGTTACGGTTCACAACTACGAACAGTTACATTAGATGATTATATTATACGAGCTTTATCTTTACCATCAATATATGGACGAATCGGTAAAGTATATGCGCAAAAACCTCAACTATCTGATCAACAAACATCTACGATTGAAACTGTTAATCTATATGTTTTAGGAGAAAATGCGGAAGGAAGACTTACTTATTTAACTAATACAGTTAAAGAAAATATCAGAACCTATCTAAATGAATATAAAATGGTAGGTGATACAGTCGAGATACGAGATGCATATATTATTAATATTGGAGTAGATTTCGAAATTATTACTCAACCAAATTATAATGCTAATATTGTATTAAGTCAATGTATTATTAGAATTAATGAATATTTTGATTTAGATAAATGGAATATTAATCAACCTATAGAAATACGTAATTTATATAATTTATTAGATAGAGTAGAAGGAGTTCAAACAGTTAATAATATAGAAATAACTAATAAAGTTGGAGAGGATTTAGGATATAGTCAATATAGCTATGATATACATGGTGCTACTATTAATAGAGTAGTATATCCAGCATTAGATCCGTGTATTTTTGAAGTAAGATTCCCTAGAAATGATATTAGAGGAAAGGTAGTAAGTTTTTAATTAAATACCTATTACTTTTAAATTATCAAAAGCACGTTTAAATCCAAAGATTTGTGCTTTATAATCAGATTGATCGTCAGAATTAAGCTTAGACCATTGATCTTTAGTATCTATAACTTTATTTATTAATGTTTTCCAATCAGTATCTAGCAATAGAGACTCTGCTCTCTCCTTATATTCTATAGCTTGATCGATATCAAAGAAATCTGCTTCATAATGTAGTAACTCAAAACAGTGATCGTCATCAATGTAATCTAAAGATATATCTAAACCATATTTAGGTCGTATTTCTAGTAGTTTTCTATAGGTTTTATCAATATCTTTACCCACCGACGACTCTCCTCTTACATATCTTTCTATTTGATCTTTAGCATATCCATCATAAGCCATGCGTTGAACTAGCATACAATGATCGGTATATATGCCAAAACCCTCTAAATCCATGGAAAACCACTCAATTTGACAGGCTTTATGGTATTGTTGGTCTAATCCTATGTTAATTCCATTGATTTTATAGAATTCCTGCTCTAATTTGTTTAATTCATACCCATCTTTATCAAAATACGCGTTAGAAGTAGTTTGAAATGTGATATAATCAAGTGGTTTAGTAATATAGGGTCTCCTATAGAATGTATTGTCAAGAACTTGTATTTTCATTAAATTTAGTGTTTTTACCTTTGTTTTAAGCGTACTTCTAGGTGAGAAGGTATAAGACTATCATATTCCTTAAATTCTTCATTAGAGAAAGGGATAAATTCATTATTCTGTACTTTTCCCACAATAGTTGATATAACAGCTTTACCGGTTAATAAGAAAACCATTTCATATACTGTATAATCATCTATTTTTCTTTCTATAATAGATACTTTATCAGCTACCATAGGAAGATAGGTCATATCTTCTACATCAAGATTATTAATTTTAATATCTAGATTATCAGTAGGTTGAAACTCTAGATCGGTCCCGTAATACTGGTTAAATATTTCTACAGGCTCCATATTAATATTCAAATTTAGCTCCTTTACCTTTATATTCATATCCTCCATCAGGATATTCAGCAGCTATTTTTTCATCTGCTTCTTCTCTATCTTTTGCTTTAATGACCATTCTAGTCATTCCGAATTCATTTTTTGGAATAGTATAATGGAATAATCTTTTACCTTCTTTTATAGAATCCTCCTCAGATAAAAGTGGGTTATTTTTTAAATATTTTTTATAGTTAAAATTATCCATAATCTTATTATTATAAATATATTTTTTTTATTTTAAAAATGCTACCATTAATTTACCATCATAGGTAACATCACTAACAGGTAATTGCTTTTTAATATATGCTGAATAAAGGTTAGCCCGTCTATCATCACCAAAATCAGATTTAGCAGGAAATACTAACATTTTTTTAATACCTTTTTCCTTATAATCAATATCATTTAGGAATTCTTTGGTAGCTTTTACAATAGTAGCCATAATTCTAAATAATCTACCCTTATTTACAACACGATCAGCTCTATCTTCGTATCCATATTCATCTACTGTAGTAAAGTCAACTTTAAAATATGGTCCTCTTCCTTCTGCATTTGAATGATTTCCATAATACGCAGCAAAGCTTACTATATAATCATCTCCATCTTCTGTTGTGAAGGTAACATCTCTACCTGCCACATTTTTAGAGCTGCCTCTGAAGACATTATCATTTACACTATAAGAATACGGATTAGCAGATCCTTCTCCAACTTCAGATATAATTTCTTTTAATATGTTGGTAAGTTTAATCATTTTAATATTGCTATAATTTCATCACCATCATAATTGATTCTTTTAATAGGTAAATGCTTCTTTATATATGCCATATAAAGATTAGCACGTCTATCATCATAATAGCCTTCTGTTTTCGTTGGTGATATTATTAATTGATCAATATAATTTTCCTTATAATCGACTAGATCCATGAATTCTTTAGCTATCTGTACAATAGTAGCCATTACTCTGAATAATCGTCCTTTATTTACAACAGTCTCTGCATCATTAAATCCTGAAAGTTCATCTGTAAGATAAAAGTCTATTGTAAAGTGATTACCTACCTCTTTTGCCCAATAATTATCACCCCAATATGCATTTAACTGTACTTCATATCTATCACCATCCTCTGTTGTAAAGGAAGCAGTATCATATGCTGCATTACCCTGCTGACCTCTTTGTATACCATGTCTAGAAGTATAGCTGTAAGGTTTAGCTGTACCTTCTCCAACTTCAGAGATAATTTCTTTTATAAGAGGAAATAGTTTCATGATTAATCAACGTCAACACCGCGCTCAAGACCATCAATAATATTTTCTAAAGTAACATCATATCTATTAGATGATGTTCCAAAATCAAGAGCACCATATGCTTCCGCACGAGAATGAGCAGTTGGAAAATAACTACTTAGTAATTCATTGGCTTCTCTAGACATATATTTTAGATCCTCAAGAATATCTCTAAGTTTATCTAAGGCTTCAGTTCTATCTTCAACCTCATTTACTTTTTTCTTCCCTTTTTTATCAGTATCATAAATATGGTCTGGGGCCATACCTAATTTAATAGCCGCTGATCTTACACCGGGTCTTACTTCTTTTCTTTCTTCCTCATCTAAAGCTCCTTCTTCAAAAACAACAGCTCCTCCAAGATCATAAGTATAAACAGCGTAACCGGTGTTCGGATCCTCAACAGCAATCGCTTCAGTATCAGGATCGATATCCTTAGTTACCTTTTCAACATCATATTTTTTAAGATCTCCAAGAGTACCGGTAGTAATTACAGTAAACTCCTTATCATCAAATCTAGTTGCAATATCTCCAGCAGCTACATTTCCAATTGGAGTAACTTTTCTAGGTGTAGTATCCGCCTCAGCTAATAAAGGGTTATTACTTACATATTTTTTATAGTTAAAATTCGTGTCGCTCATAATTTTTTTAATTCGTTAGTTATATATATTCCTTTACCCTAATTTACTAATTATCTCGTAAATATTTCCTTTATGGGCATCTTGCAAAGCTATAATAGCTCTTTTGATAGCCTCTTTCTTACCTATCTCTTCTTTGTCGGCGATTTTATGAATGAGTTTCATTAAATCATCTTGAACCCTTTTTAATCGACCGGCGCTGAATTCTTCTGTCACTGGGTTAGAGTGGTTGTTGGTTAAAGATTCGGTTTTACCTTCATCTAGTGCACCTTCTCTTTTTTCAAGTTCATCTTCTAATGTACTCATTAATTTATACATTCCACCGGTACCATGAATTTTATCGGCTAACATTTGTTGTTTATCGGTTCCGTAATATAGAAAATCATTAACAAGAGTAGCGGCATCTTTTAATGTTTTATGCATTCTTTTAATCTCTTGAGGAGATTTTTGATCTAAAAGACCTTCATCAATAGTTTCTTCTTTAATTACCGGATTACCTTTAATTGCTTGTCTAAATATAGTAATAAAGTTATGAATTCTCTGACTAATCTCTGATGCTCCTTTACTTAACTGTTCACTACCATCATATCTAATGTCTCTAAGAGTATCAAACATTTCTACAAATTGTTTTTCAAAGTTTACTAATTCTTCTCTACCTATATCTTGTAGTAAATATTTCATGGTATCCTCATCTGCGGTACCCATTGACTCTAATGCTTCTTTGATATCCATCTTTTTAATCATATCGATAGCTAAATCTTTGGCTCCTTCTGGGTATAAATGATCGTTTTGATCTTTAAGCTTCTGAACTAAATCTTTAATTGCTTGTTTAATATCTGCTGTTGACTCTTTAGCTTCTTCAATATCCTCTTTATTAAGTCTTTCTCTTACTTTTTGAGCAATCTTTTCTGCAATAGGTGAAGCTGCACTTGCTTTAGTTAAATCATCGGCATGCTTTTTAGTAGTCTCTAATTCCTTATTAAGATCTTGTGCTCTCTTAATATCATCTGCATCCGCTTCTGTTTGTAGCTTATCTCTAAGTTCTTTAGTTTTTTCTAACTCTTGATTCATTTTTTTCTGATTTTCAATATCTTCATCTGAAGCTTCTGGTACAATTAGTTCATGCATCTCTTTGTCTAATTTCTCTTTCATTTTGCTATAAACTTCTTTCATGATGATTTTTTTGTAGTTCATTGGAATGCTTTGTTCTTAATATTAATAAATATCTTTTTACTAAGCTTATTGTTTTATATATTCAATATTTAAATATATACCCTATATAACAAGAATATATACCCGTTTCTATCTCAAAAATCTATCATTTCTATATCCACCACTCTGGGAAGATTTTTTACGGTTTTACCTCTATATGGAAAAAAACTACATTTTTTGCTTTTTCCTAATTTTCCAAGATTTCCGCGTTTTCCTATTTTTCCGAAATAACCGAGAAAACCAAGATATCCAATATTTCAGGATATCCTAGTTCTACTCGATCTACAGTTAAAATAAGGTTAATTGTTTTTGATAAGATCCCTTAAGAGTAACGTTATATGCAGCCTTAACCTTTCTAGTAGGCTTAAACTCTAATCCAGGGTGATCTATCAATATACCATCTTTTACTACTAGAGCATGGTTTGCTACTAGTACTATATATGTTCCTTTAGGATGAGACTGGATAAATGACTTTAATGTCTTCTGTCTATCTATTGTCTCTCCTTTGACTACGTATCGGTTTTTAATTTGAAGTCCTAGCATTTGAGTAAAGGTAGCTTCTCTATCTCCGACTTTAATATTTCCTTTTCCGAACTCACTATGAATGTTTACGGTTTGAACCCCTCTACCATCTCTACGGTTTAATTGACGACGAGCATAAGTATGAGCAGTATCATAATCTACTCCCATTGCATTAGCGATAGCTAACACCACACAATCATTACCTTCACCTTTAGCGAACTTTGAACCTTTCTTAACCTTTGAACTACTTTGTAAAATCATAACCTATTATTTATCTTTTTAACTTATATTAAATATACGAATTATCTTTCGTACTTCCAACTGTTTTGTGAATTATCTTTGCCAGTTACGCAACAATTCCTTTATTACGATAAGCCTCTTCATTGAAGGTGTAGCCTAGTACCTCAATCTTAGATAGATCAAACTGGTAAGAAGTCTTTTGACCCATCATATTAAAGTCATATACTTTCATGATACCATCTCTAATATACTCTACATTCATAGACTGTCCCAGACGCTCTACTGTATAGAATGTTTCACCTTTAGTTTTAGCCTCATGGCCTACAAAAGTAAATAAAGCTCTCTTATCCTCTAGTACTGGATGCTTGTATTCAAACTTAATAAACTCCCCCTCACCAATTGCTTGAAGGGCTTCCTGATTCATTTTGCTGATGTTGATATTACTCATAACCTTTATTATCTTTTTAACTATATCTTAAATATAAGAAATATATCTCAGGCCTCCAACTATCTTTACTACTTTGTTGGCCTTCCTATCGAATCGATCGATATCGAATATATAAATTTTGCTAGAAAAAAAAGTTGTTTAATTGGGATGGATACCCCTGATATATTTTTTTTATGATAAATCAACGTGCCTATCTAACCTACACACTAGTATCTTCTTTTATCAATATAGTCTTTATACTCTTCTCTTACCACTTTTAATACATACAATATTACTAAGATATTAATTATTGTTATCATCATTATGAATTTTATTAACGTAGTTAATAACTTTATCAATTATGATATAACTTCCAAATATAAATGCTACTAACGCTAATACCACTACATCAGAACTATCTCTCATGAAGTTAATATATTCTTTGTATTGGTTTAATAGATTCATATTCTTTTATTCTACACTTTGATTATTTTTATACACTTCCTCTTTCACATAGTTAAATGCCTTCTTATAAGCTTTTTCTCTAGATAACGACATATCATCATATTGATACTTAGTAGCCATATGTTCTAGTAATACTCTATTCTCTTCACCTAACTCTTCTATCATTTGTTCTATTAGGTCTAATTCAAACTTATACATCATTATTATCTATTATCTCATTATAAGCCATTGTATAAGCCTCTATTCTACTTATTACTCTATTCTTATTCTCTAGTATAATATCCATAGCTCTATCTCTTACTTCATTAAACTTATTATTATTATAGGCTTTATAAAGTATTTCTTCTATTGTATCCATCTCTACTATACCTCTTGATATAACTGGATTACTCCTCTCACCTCTTACTCTTGTTCTTTGTCCGTTATAGTTTTTGTTTACCATATGTCTATCATAGCTATTCTGTCCCATCTTCATCATCTTCTAAATTATCAAACATTGTTTCTCCTACATAATAAAATATACCAAATATGAATGTTAAACATCCAATAATAATTAATGCATCTACCATATCAATTTATTTATTTGTTCTTTTCCATTCTTTATCCCATGCCTCTTTATCTCTAGCATTAGGATCAATTATCCATTTACCTACCTCTTCTTCAAATCCATCATACCCATCTAACCCTTCATCTATAATTTTATTCACATCAGTTATCCACATCTCAAGTACCCAAAATAAGGACTCAATAAAATAACTAATACCAATCAGAAGCGTACCATAATGAGTATACGTTCCACTAAATCCTTCCCTAATATCTGTTACTACAGAAGGGATACTTGCAATAATAATTGCTATCGAAAATATAACTTTAAACCAAGGCTTTCTCATTCTTTTACTATTATTAATTCAGGTTCTCTAATACCTACTACTCGTATACAAATACTTCTAGGCTCGTCTATCTGCTCTCCAGATAAATTATAATATCTAACTGGATAGTTTATATCTAATATATTATTAACTTGTATACCATCCTGCTCTAGATCTAATACCAATAATGTATCTCTATGAAAATGTAATACAAATCTATCATCTACTTTCTCATTCCATCCTAAGCTATCCACTATAAAGGAATATGTGCTTCCGGAATCAATAGGAGTAAATGTATTTAATAATTTATCATGCAAGGTGGCTGATGTAATATTACCTCCAGTATAAAAAGTAAACATAGCGCTATCTCTATAACTTACTGCTCCTAGTTTTATAGAATCCATTCCTAAGTTAGGGAAGCATTGAACTGCTAAACCGTTAAAGTTAGATAAAGAAATAAAATCATCTCCAGGCAGCATAGTAAATAATGTAGGAGTAGGCTCTTGTGATGGAAGATTATAACCATCATACAAAGCATCAAACCCTAAAGTTGCATCCGCATCTTCATATACAATATTAAAATCACCACATGCAGTACAAGAAGAGTCTTCAGTTTGGAGTGTCATAGTTAACCAACCTCCATTAGTATTAAGAGCACTATAATATGGAGTTATAGGAGTAAAGAACTGTAAAGAGAGTAAAAATATTTTAATCATTTAATCATTTAAGGTTGTTGCTAAAGCTATTAAAGTACATACTAATAAAAATAAAAGGCTTACTGTTTCCATCAAACATATTTTTGTACTCTGTATAATGGATTATAAGTTTTAATTTTACCATTATCAAAATACAGAGTTATACTATGCTTAGGATATTCTTTTCTAGCTTTATCAATAATATCATATAAATTATCATCAGTATATCCTCTACCCCATGATATATCTTCAAGATCTATTTTCCATGGATTGTATGCCATAATTTGTAATCGCTTCATACCATCTCCTCTATAATACCTAACAATTCAGCTCCAGCTAATAAAACAGCTGCTGTTAGTAAGTTAAAAGGTATGAATCCATATCCTACTAATCGAACTGACGATTTAAGAAAACTTATATACGCATGCCATTTAGGATCCGGCACCCAACCATTTTTAATTTCAGTCATATTATTCAATTTCGTAACTATCGTCACCATCAAAAAATTCACCCTCCGGGGTAAGATTTATATCCCATACTGAAGGTCTTTTACGTCTAAATTTATCTAATAATTTTTTAACCAATAAAAATATTTTCATTTCTTTCTTAAAAGTAAATATGTAATCAGTCCAGTCGTTATAACTATTCCTCCTACGATTAATAATGCTTGTTGTATCATCACTATAAATATCTACTCTTCTGTGTAATTAATCCAAGCGGGCATGTTCATATCTGGAACGTATCCAACTCTAATTATTATATCATCTTTCTTAAGATAGTAAATAATATTCATAGTTTCACCTACCATTTTCATTTCAGTAGAAACTCTATAACCATCCTTCTTTGCTACCTTCTCAATATCATCTTTTGAAGTATGAAAATAAGCCGATTGAGCATTAGCTTGTAATGCAAAGTTAAGTATAAAAGTTATTATTAAATATTTCATTCTGCTATATAAAAAGTATCAATTCTACAAACTGCATCACAAGTTAAACACAACCAATAATCATAATTTTCTAAGTAAAAATTCTCATGATAATGATCGATACAAAGCTCTTCCACCTCTATGCTTATCTCTTTTTTGGTAGTACATGAACCAAGAACATTTACGCATATAAATAATAACAGAGTGAAAAGGATAGCAATTAAAGCCCTAAAGAATCTATTCAAGTTTCGCATTGCTCTTCCCCAACTCATTAGTTAAAATTTATGTTACCAAAATCGTTAAGATTCATGAAGTAGTTATAACCTTCTTCAGTCACAGTCATGTTTCTTTCTTCATCTAATTCCACCAATCCTTTCTCTTTCAAACTCAATGCAGTTGCATAAACAACAACCTCCTGAAGTATCTCTCCGAACTGCTTTTCATTAGGAGTTGGATCATCATAAAGAAGATCATTCATACTACAAACCTCTGTTGCAATCTCATAGAAAGCTTTCGTACCAAACGCCTCATCGATTTCTTCTTGCTTAAAGAAGTTCATTTCAATAAGATTATCGTACCACTGATTTATATGTTCTTCTACACTCATAATTTAAATTTAATCTTTCCAAGGTCTCCAACCTTCTTCCTTTTTTACTATCTTAATTATTTTAGTATCGCAAGCATACTCATGTCCATGCCATCTATCCTTCACAGACTTTTTAGCTTCTCTTTTACTTCCGGCAAAGACATAAAACTTAGACGGAAATAAACTAGGCTTATGTCCATATTGGATCTCCCAGAATGTATTATCCTTCGACACTGAATTCTGTTTCTTCATTTACAATCTTATCTCTTTGTAATTCCATTACCCCATCAATATCATCATAATGGAGCTCATAAAACTTATCTTGATCGTTCTCAAATAACTCAGCTTGCTCGTCAGTAATCTCAGCTTCATACCAACAGATGGTTGTATACGATTCCATTTTTATTAATTTTTTTGCCATAATTCTAATTTAAAACATTCCATATTCCTCCTGCTTCCATCCCATCATTAAACTTGTAATTAATCTCAACTACTTTCTCTATTACTGATTTAGGACAACCAGGTAACCCTCCTCCACAATTAACCTCCAAAGGACTAGCATTCCATAAATTCTCTCGTCTATAATATAACCATGGAATTCTTCTACCATACTGATTATAAATACTAACGTAATTTAAACCGCTGCTATCTTCTTGCACTTCTGCTTCTCGAAAATACCCTATAATCAATTCCTTCAAATAGCTATTAGCTCTTCCGCTTGCTTCTTTTCTAGTCATATCCATAATCTTATGCTTCAGTAGTTACAGAATCAGGATGTATCCAAGTAACAGATCCACCAGCACCTAAATCAAAGTATAGTCGACGAGTTTTACTTCCTCGGCGATTCTTACTAAAGAACATCAATCGCTGATCTTCAGATTCGAATATCATATGACACATTCCAGTTAGCATATGCTTAAAGCGATTACTACCAGCAAAGTTTCCAGTCTTAGTAACCTGCTGTATTATCATAAACGTCGTATGAGTATTAGTATCGTTGTTAGCTAAGTTATGCTTCTCATAAAGATTTAAGATCATAGTCTCAGCTTGCTTATTAGTACAACGATGGTAATCACTAACAACAGTTACGATCTCAGCCATACTATCGATAAGTACAGTATCGAATCCTTTCTTAAAAGTACTCTCTAATACTTGCAGAGGATCGCTATCTAAATGATCACCCATAAATAAGATCGGAAGATTACCGAACTTCGGGAAACGCTTAACGTAACCATACATATCGATAGCATTCATCTCTCCAGAAACAAATAATACATTACTACCATTCTTCTGAAGGTCAGCTAAGATATCTAACAATACAGTAGACTTACCAACACCAGGATCTCCAACAAAAGCGAAGTTACATCCTTTCATTAATCCTCCAGTACCACTTAATAAATTATCAACGACTTTACCAGTCTCCATAGGGATAAATAAACTCTCATCGAAGTTTATATCCTTCATTTTTACAATCTTGCTATTCATAACCTTTATTTTAACTTTTTAACTATACTTAAAGATAAGAAATTATCTTCAGACTTCCTACTACTAATTAAAGTATTTCAGGATTAGCATCCTGAGTAATAAGAAGAGCAAACCATACAAGGAATACTACCATAGCAATTCCTACTAACTTTGCATTATCAGATATCTCATCATAAGATTCTTGACCAGTAATAAATCGAAATGCACTAATGATTGTATTAATAATTGAACTCATAACCTATTATTTATCTTTTTAACTATACTTAAATATAAGAATTATATTTCAATTCTCCTACTAAACATAAAATTATTTTATGCTATAGTTTTAAAATAAGATGATTGATATCATCTCGACTAAGCCAGCCACGTACTCCATTGTCATGATCATCATCAAAGAACTTATCAGTTATATAAGCACCATCTTGATCCACGACAGCAATCTCGAATGCGCTGTAATCATCAGCAGTTTGAAAAAAGGGATCAACATCACTATTAGAAGTACTGTAGAATCCTTTTCCGGCAATAACACTCAGAGTTAAACCATTTATGTTTATTGTACCAAGGATTCCAGTTCCTACTGGATGAGGACCAAATTTAATATCGTTAAAAGTTTTCTTTTGCATACCTTTATTATTTAACTGTTTCAAGTTCGTTTTTACCATAAGCTAAGTCAGCCCATGTCTTAGCTCCATTTAACTTATACTGATCTTGATTGTATAGTTCAGTATTCTGATATAATTCATTAATAGTTCCAACAGTAAGAACATTTAATAATTGTTTATCAATGAAGATCTTCTTACCTTTACGTTGAAAGATAGGCATCCAAGCTCCTTTACCTTCAGGATTAAACTCAACTGTCTGAACAACTCCTTTTTTACCCATAGATAGAGTCAACTCTAAATGCGTATTGAAAGTAGCATTCATAGTTGGTGAAGCGTGACTAATACTGAATCCATTTCTTCCTTTAAGAACAAATCTAAATTCACCTTCTCTACCTTTCATAAAATCTACAACTGTCATAACCTATTATTTTATCTTTTTAACTATACTTAAATATACGAAATATCTTTCAGACTTTCTACTTTTCGTCGATATATTTTTTTAGTTCAACGAACATTCTTCTATCGATTAATCTTTCAGTAAAGTCTTCATTAATTATCCTTAGGCTTCTCTTTTTAGCCTTTTCAATATCATGAGAGAAAATAATATCGAAGTACTTATCTATCTTTCCTTTAACAAGCTTATAAGCATTAGGATCTACTCTAGTATTAGCAGCCGGAATATAATCTCTCTTAATTAATTTTACATCAGTAAACTCCTTACTACCCTTACCTCCTTTATAGAGCATACTACCAAACCCTCTTCTACCTCTTCCAGTAATACGATCTAACTCCTTCTTAGTCTCTTTATTCTTAATAATCTCAACCTCCGAATAAGTATTCTTTCCAGAGATAATAGTCTGCACAGCTACCTTTTCTTCAGTAGAGCAGTTAACACATACTTTAGTTCCAGGAACAGCTTTCAATCTAGCTTCCGGAATAATAACACCACAGCATATACAATTCATAACCTTTTACTTTACCTTAATATACGAAAAATATTTCTATTCTCCTACTTAGGTACAGCCAAGATGGAATACTTCCAGCCGGAATCAGTATTGGAGTTTAGTACGCTAATAAATTCCATAGCCTTATCTTCTTCTTCTATAACTAAAATTTCTCCATAACCATCGTTCATAAGAACATTTAATCTTTGACCTGAACTAGTCTGCATTTCTTTTATAATTCTATAACTCATAATAAATGTGGCTTTCCCTCAGTTAATCCTGCGTTAGTAACTCTAACATATTCTGGATAGAATTGATCTAAGCTATTAGCTCCAGCATAAGAACAAGCTGATCTAATTCCATCTATCAATCCAGATAAAATAAATTTAACTCCACCTTTAAAAGGTATGGTAGTTGACTCTCCTTCTACATTTCTCTCTGCTTGACCATGAGCAGTTTTAGTTTCTAGAGAAGCGGAGCCGCGATATCGTTTATACAACGATCCATTCTTCTCAATAATCTTACCAGGAGCTTCTTGCGTACCAGCTAATAAAGATCCTAACATCACACAATCTGCTCCTACTGCTAGAGCCTTTGCTATATCACCAGAAGTTCTAATCCCACCATCAGCCATAATAGGTACTTCAGCAATACGAGAGATCTCTTCTAAACACGTCACATTAGGTACTCCAAAGCCAGTCTGTACTCGAGTAGTACAAAGAGACCCTCCACCAATACCAACTCTTAATCCATCTACTCCTGCTGCTTGAAGATCAGCTGCTGCTTGAGCTGTAGCAATATTTCCGGCAATGATATCAACATGTTCGGGTAAATTTTTCTTACACCATTTAACCATATCGATAACATTCTTATGGTGACCATGAGCAACATCAATAACTAAAATATCAGCTGCAGCTTCAACTAAAGCAACTGCACGCTCTTTATCTCTTTCACTTACTCCAATAGCTCCCATTCCTAAGCTTACTGGATACATTTGATTAAACATACCCATAATTGAAGCTTGTTCTTCAATAGAATTAAATCTATGCAAGCATCCAACTCCTCCTATCTTAGCCATTGCCATCATCATATCATATCCACAAACAGTATCCATACAAGATGCTACTAAAGGGATAGGCATAGAATAATTTCTACTAACTTGACAAGTTAAATCAACATCAGTTCTAGATCGTATTACTGAGTAGTTAGGAACTAATTGAATATCATCGTATGTTAATGCTACTTTCATATCTACTTTATCATAAAATTTAATTCCGGCAAGTCGCCACCATTGAGCTCTTTATATTTTTTAATACAAGCTTCTTCTAATTCACGTTGTAAAGATCCTTCTAATTCAAACTCTCCTATCTTATAATCAACTTTAGGAGTTTCAACTAAATAAAAAGTTATTTGATTGTACTTATCTTTGATAGCCTCTCTAATTCGATTATTAGTTCGATTAGTAATACTTACATACTGTACTCCTAATCTGTGTGCTAAAGATCTACTCTCTCCAAACTTTAAAATCTCTCCATCTGGACTTACAAACATATAAACTCCAGGTTTCTTCCAATCCTTTTTATTAAGAGTAAAGGTGGTAGCAACTCCTTGCTTATATTTTTCTGATGTATTGATATAACCAGCTTTCTTGAAGCCAACCATGTCACAAAAATATCTTACTAATGATGTATCTACCATTTCTTAATAATGTTTTCTAGCTCCATAGAACCTTGTAAATAAAATACAAAAGTATCAGAATCAAATTCAAATCGTACACCAGAGATATTCTCATCAGGAACATACTTTAAAAATGGAGAAAGATCTTGAGGTAAGGATACTTCAATCCATAAAGCCATCTGCTCTTTAGTGCATTGAATATCTAATGATTCATATGATGGAATAAAATGAATTCCATTCTTTCTTGGTACTGGAGTAAATTCCATATTACCTTCTGGGGTTGAGATGTTAATATAATTTTTCATAACTCTAATTTAAATAAACATAATAAAAGGATATAACAGCACTAGCAATAATTATAGGCCAGCTTAGTATATCATATAATATAAATTCTAACGTTGGTCCGGCTGCTGGAAATATCATTCCAATAAAAAGAGTAAAAACAGAAATCGGAAAACCAATTATACAAAATATGATAAAAAAGAAAAATATAAACGCTAGTATATTACCGAGAAACTTATCTTCATCAAACTGATTCATATTGCAAAAAATTTAATATTTTCCTTACGAGTACGACCATGCTCAGTCTTTACATAATTTTCACAATGATCATCATAGACTGATTGTAAACGACTTAGAGTCCAAAACTTAATCTCAGTCCTATTACGATCTGCAAAATTCTCTCCATAGCCCCAATTCTCTACAAAGGCTTTGATTGCTTCCTCTCGATTATCAAATCGTTGAGGCATAACTGTAGTGTATTTTTTCATAACTTATTTATTTAACTTATATTAAAGATACGAAAAATATCTCAGACTTTCTACTATCTTTGTAACTTTTCTAGCTCGGCTTTTAACTTTTTTAGCTCTTTAATCTGATCGCTAGTATGAAGATTTCTCATAGTCATTCCTACTTTACACATCATAGAGATTACAATAGATAAACCAACACCAATTGCAAACTCTTTTAAGTTATCAGCATATCTATGCGCTATAAATGTATAAATTCCGGAAGCAACTAAATTAAAGAACATCGCTCCACCTATAAAGATAAACACAGCCTTAGGATCATATCTAAACGACATGAATGTTAAAGTAATATTAACAGGTAAAAGAATAAAACATAAACCAAGTCCTATAAATAAGTCCATTACTTCCACAAAATTTGAATTAAAAGAATAATTAAAGCTAATGATAAGCAAACTGCATGTTTAGCAGTTAAAGATTGTCCTCCTATCTTCCAGGTTAAAAAAGAAAATACAAATATTCCAATAGCAAAGCCTATCAAGCGTATCGGCCACAATTGAAAATTAAATGCTATCCCTACGTATTTTGTAGAATAGATATAAAGTATTGAGATAGGAATTCCCAATAAGGACATATAAAATATGTTCTTACTAACCCATTCATTATAAAATTGATAATTGGTTTGATACCAAGTTCCTACTTGAGCAAAAATAAAAATTAATACTCCTAATAATAAATAACCTATTTTCATTTATCTTGATCTTCAACTAAAAGATTTTGCTTAATTTCTTCAAGCTTATTATTAAAATAATTTTCCCAAAAAATTGCTTTTTTATATTTAGTGCACATACTTTTACCTTCTAAACTAACTTTTGAAGCTTTTATTTTTAAATGTCTACAATATAGTTTAAATTTTAATTTATCCTCCAGACCTTGAACTGTAAAACTAAAATGAATTCTATCATTATTATTTCTATCAATTTTAAAATTTGGAAGATTAGATGATAACCAATCTAATAATATTGTATTAATAATTTTTAATTTATTATTCATTATTAGATTTTAATATCTCAAGAGCTTCTTTCACTTTTATACATAGTTCATATTCTTCCTGTTTTTCTAGATCTGGAAGATTACTTTCAAATACAGCTTCTAAATCCTCTTTACCCATACTAAACTCAAAAATAACTTCATCTTTAAGAACAGTAGCATATAAAAAATAAATTCTTTCTTCATCAGATTTCATATGCTCTAAAGCAGTTTCAACCATAGCTATTACTACTTGTGGATCTTTACTTTCAATAGCATGAGCAAGATCTTCGTAATTTTTATATTTAAGCTTAAGCGGTTTCATTATTATATTTCTTTTTCTACATATACACAAGTATTACCTTTTGTGAATTCTTTTTCAATTAATAAAGGTAAACTTTTTGGTAAACACCAAGCATAAGCTTTATAACCTTTATAATTTTTTTGCGTATACTCCCATCTGGTTTCCCATAACTCTCTATAGATTCCTTGTCTTCTATATCTTTTATCAACCCAGGCATCTAATAACTTTATCTTTTTATCATTTTGTATTGAAAGAAAAACGTGACCAATAGTATTACCATCCGCATCTACTGCCAGCCAGCCAACCAGAGGTTGACCATTGGTTTCTACTTTTACTATTTGGTACTTCACTCTTTCCTACAATCATAATATTATATATATCAGAACTAAATTTAATAAAAATTTATTTAATAAACAACTATTTAGTATCAAAAATTTTAAAGAAATTATTAGAGACTTTTTTTTCTCTAAGTTTTTGATTACGCTCATCATCTTTCAACATCTTAGTAGCATTCTTTTCTAACTGTTTTGATTTATTTAAATCATATTTAGAAAATAGCTCTTTGTGTTTAGGTGTCTTCATTTCGGCTTATTAATTTATTTATCTCCTTCTCTTCCTCTCCTTCTAATCCTAACTCTTTTAGTCTCTTATAGTGGTAATCATTCAATTGCCATTTAGGTTCCTTAACCTTAGTTGGTACATAATCCTCTACAGCTTTTAACTGTTGTTGAGATAAAGGATCACCAACAAATAAGAAATAGCAATTATAACACATTAAAGAAACATTCTCTAAAGAATAATTTCTTTTATTACCATCTTTAAAATTTAGAACCAGAGGGGTCTTATAATCAATTACCCTCCTCTCTTGAAAACCACATTGACTACATTTCTCTTCCAACAACCCTTCTGAGATCATTTTCTGTTTTATCCTCTCGGGTGTAAACGACGAGGGATCAATATGACCATTTACTATATCAAAGATACCCACCTCCGTCCCAGAGTTTCTCAGTAACTTAGGTATACCTTGTCCGGCTTGATTTTTATGTTCTTCCCATAAATCAATACCCTTATCATTTCTATACAACTTCGCAAACTTCTTATAATGATTAAACGAAACATGTAAGTACCGAGCTGCTGCTCGATTAGAAGAAGTTTTATCCATTGCATTAAGTATATCTTGTTTACTTAATGGTTTTGGTTTTGGCATTCTCTACTTATTTTTATCTCCTTTAAAGACGACCATCTCTTGACTGACGTCCTCTTTAAAAACATTGGTGTTAATTAAAGCCCTATACGGAGTTACATCCGAACAATTTATACAAACCGTTGTTCCAGGCAAAGCCTTTAACCTTAAAGGATTAATCACCACCCCACATACTGTACAATTCATTTTTTCTTACCTTTTATTATCTTAAAAAGATCTTGGATAGTATCTATGTCTTTAAATTCATTATTTAGTTCTTCATCTTCTTCATCTAAAAACTCTACCTCAATATCTTTAAGATCATGACTCTTATAATATACCCACCACATTATTATCTCAGAATTCTCTCTACCATATAATTGGTCTAATAAAAACTCAATCAAGACAAAGAACTCTTCATCGTGATCAAATAAAATAATACCTGTTTGTTGGGCTACTCTATCAGCTTTGCTGACTAATTGTTTTAACTTTTCTATTATCTCAACAAATGCTTTCTCTTCTTCTTTTAATAAAGTAGTTTCAGATAATTGCACACTAACTTTATTATCTAACAACTTAGTTAATTCTTTGAGCTGTTTTTTAAAATCCATCGTAATAAAGTTTTTCATCTTCATAAATAAATATCTTGCTTTTAAATAGTTTTAAGATTATTATTAGGATTATGCTGAATAAAACTTCCCCACTTATATTTAGCGTAATGATGACCTCTTTGTTCTGATTGTTGTCTTGATAACTCTTTTTCCTTATCGTTAACCGTCAAAGAAACAAAATGATAAAAAGATAGATTATAATCTCGAATTAATTTATAACCTGCAAGGTTGCATTTCAAAAAGAAGTCCCAATCCGCCACCATACCCAATTCATACTTATCATCCCAACCACCAATAGTCAAAAAATCTAATCTATTCATATAAATTGGTAATGTTGATCCCGAATCGTCAACCAACGATTTGGCAACCTCTTGTTCGTATTCCCAGTATCTTTCCAGATCAAATGTCTTCGGATCTCGACCTAAGTCCTGGATTACAAACTGCTTGAACATCGATGGTTGAGGTTCGATCTGATTTGGAGCACAAACTCTACCCTTCATCTCTCCTAACTCCTCTAATCTTGTATCCCATTTATCTGGAAACACATTATCATCATTTACTATTAGAATGTTATCATTTGACGCATTATAAACCCCTAGATTGGTCGCCGTACTAAGGCCTTGGTTCTGTTCTAGGTCAAGTATTGAGATATGATCTTCATATTTATCCAATATATATTTATTAAGATTGTAGTATCCATCGGTAATCGCGATCAACTCATTTTCTTTTTCTTGACCTTCTATTGCTGATCTTAAACATAAATCTAACGCCTCGGGACTTTTGTAAGTTGGAATAATAACGCTTATCATACCTCTTCCCAATTAACTATTGGTGAAAGCATTCCTCCTTCAACGTGAGTAGAGTACCCCGGCATACAAGATATTAAATTAGATCCTTGATTCCATAAATCCGTAAACTTATCGTGATCCTTAGTCCATTTATCAACTAAGTCACAATATTTTACATGTGTATCAAAATGCTTTTTTAAAGTACCAAATTTACACGCATAAGTATTAGTAGTTGATGGAACGGTTCTCCAATGTACCGACGGAGTAGCTATAATTTTTGATTGTAAAGATTCATACATCGGTAGGAAATATTTATCCGGATGATCATATAAAGTATAATAATCAGCTCCTATATATTCAAACCCTTCAACTAAAATATCAATCCAACCTTCTCTATGTAAATAATCATCTTCTAAAAAATAAATAATATCATCATCTTTATAATCTTGTTCTATAACATAATTCAAAAGATTTAAAAATGATTGAGCATCATTACCTCCTTTCTTACTTATTTTATTTACTTGTTTATTTTTTAAAAAATGCTCTTCTATCGAACCATTACCACTATCATGAAAAGCAGTATATTCTACTCTAGCGTCTAATGTATTAATTAAACTATCAAATATTTTTTCTCTATCAAACCAATCAGGTCTTGGTTTATTATGTGAATTAGAAGAAAAGTTACAATGTCTTTGAAATATTCTTATCATTTTATTTTTTTAATATTGCTATAATTTCATTACCATGTTCATTACTTTTAGCTCTAATATCAAAAACATAAAAATCTGTATATTGTTTTGCTAAATGACTTAATTGAGGTAAATAGTCTTGTGTAATATCTTCACATATAAGTACGCCTCCTGGGTTAAGTAAGTCATAGTAATTATTAAAGAATTTAATTTGACTATCAAACATATGATCTCCATCATCTAAAATAATATCAAATTTATATCCTTTTGTTAATAGATTATTAGATACTTTTTCATCATAACCATTTACTCCTTGCATTAATTCTACTTTATTAGAGAAATTTCTAGTAAGATTATTTTCTTTAAGATATCTAACAAACGATTCATTATCATCAATATCCATTCCTACTATTTTACTAAATTGTGGAGATGAATCCCATACTTCTAATGAATCTCCAAATCTTATTCCTATTTCTAAAATACTTAACGGTTCATTCTTTTTAAGATAATGTGTATTAATAATATAATCATAAACTACTGCATACTTATGAGTATGATTTTTATCAGAAGTAGAATTATTAAATGCTTCTATATAATTAAAATAATTCATATTATTTTTTTATTCTTTCTATAATAGTTAATCCACTACAATTAGTAAATCTTTCTTTTAATCTCCAAATGTTTTTATTTTCTTCTAAAAACTCTTCTATAGCTGGCCATATTCCGGTACCTTCTTTACCATCTTCACCATTCCATTCAAAGTTAGTAGTATCGTGAAAAACTATATATTTTTTTACTTTATTACTATGAAGTTTTAGTTCTTGTTTTAATTGATCGTATACATGCTCAGTATCAATAAATAATAAATCAGTTTCCTCTATATCTACTTTTAAAACATCCGCGCAATGAAATTGAAAATCTATATCGTAATAATTTGCTATTTTTTTCACTTCATCTACGCTTGCACCCCATTCTTCAGGATTAATAATATCATAGGAAATTAATTTTTCTGGACAGCATCCTAACCAAACCCAAGTAGAAACTATCCATCTTACTCCCATTTCAGTAATATGATCACATTCTTGACCATATTTTAAAATAGTAGGAACGTGTTCATTAATATCAGATGGAATAGAATATACATTATTAATTATATCACGAAGAATATTTGGATAAGGTTCAGCCTTAATTCTTCTATCTCCATAACCTGCTCTTTTATTCATTATTCAAATTTATTTCTATAAAAATTCTTAGATGGTATCATCTTAGTATTAATTTCATTTCTTATTTTATTCCAATATGTTGGTCTAGTAACTTCCCAATCATACATTTTAGTTATATTTTTATCATGAGAATAATTTATATATAAAACCTCTTTGGATTCTCCTACTCTCCATTCCGGTTTCGTAGTTCCACATAAAGCTTGTGCTCTCCACATATAATCAGTATCGCCAGAAAATCGTGTATTATCAAAGTATCCTATTTCATCAAATAATTTTCTACTAATAAACGCTGTTCCTTCACCAGTAAAGATAGATGGTTTATTATCTTTAAGTACTGGTAAATTATCACTTGCATTATAATTAATTGAAGTTGATTTAATATAAACTAATTCAGGATTAGACTCAAACATATCTATAAAATGTTTAAATCTTCTTAAATCTGATATATCATCAGCATCATGAATAGTAAAATATTTCCAATCGTCATTTTTAAAATGATCTAATCCTCTATTTCTAGTATAATAGCATCCTTTATTCTCTTCGTTTCTAAGAAGAGTTATTTTATCATTATCTTGATACTCTTTCATTATTTCAAATGAATTATCAGTAGAGTAATCATCTATTAGAACTAAATGATAATCTTGATATTTTTGTTGTAAAATACTTTCAATAGTATTTCTTATAAACTGTTCTTTATTCCAAACAGGACATATAACTAATAATTTATTATTCATTTACGATTTTATATAACTTAAAACTTTATTTTGTGGTATATACATTAAAACATCTATAATACTAACATAATCATCATAATAATTACCGCTTCTTTTATATTTTAAATATGGACCATAATTTTTCCATTCTAACTCACAACCTATCTTATCAAATTCATTTTCACTCCCAGTTATATAATTCTTTGCATTTAAGCCAGATAGATATTTAGTAGCCTTTAACTGCTCTAGTAGATATGTTAATCGTTCTAATCTTGTATCTTTTAAAATATAATTTTTAGAGTTTATAAATTTAGTTGAAATACCAATATATTTACAAATACATTCTACTAAACTTTGATTTAATTCAGATAAAGTATCTGGTGGATTTTCTACTAAAAAAGGATGTAATAAATTTAGTATCGAATTTTTATATGGAGCTTTACTATAATTTTGCTGTATTGATTTAAAATGATTATTTAATACTTTTTTATTATTTATAGGGACTTCCGATATTTTCCTACTATTATATTTTCTATCTACTGGAATAGTTATCCAAAATAAACCATTGTTTCCAAATATTCTATTTCTATTTCTCCAATTATTTTTTGTATATTCGACTTCATCATACCAGCAAAAAATATCTACATCATTGATATAATCAAAATAACCTTTCCAAGGTAAATAATTAGATTGCCAGACTCCTACTTTCATTATATAAATTTACTAAGAGCTAGTTTTACGTTTTTAATTACATATAAACAATCATCATCAGTCATATTGCAATGAATTGGTAAAGTAATTAATTTTTTGCTTAATTTATGAGCTACTGGACAAGTGCCATAGCTATCATTATATAATTCATATAATGTATTATCTTTATAATGAACTCCTGGATAGATATTTTTACTATTTAAAAATTCCATTATTTCATTTCTATAAGGTACTATTATTTGATATAAATGTCTAGAAGATTTACATTCCGGGTTATGTTTAATTAGTTTAATTGCTTTTATATTTTTAAGCCCACTATCGTATATCTTCGCTATCTCTCTTCTTCTTTTATTATCATCATCTAAGTATTTTAATCCTACTAATGCCATACCTGCCATAATTGAATTACCATGATACTTATAGCCGAGAGTAGGTACATCATAATCCCACTTATATTTACCCTTAGAATTAGTTCTACTAAATGTATCTTTATCAATACCCAGCCAACTCATTTTGCGTGCTAATTGATCATAATCTTTATTTTTAAAACAAATCATACCTGAATCAGCTGTAGGTAAATTTTTAACTGCTTGGAAGCTAAATATACTAACATCAGCATCTAATCCTACATGATTTTCCTCAAAACATACTCCATTATGATTATCTATCATTTTAGTTCCAGCACAATGAGCTGCATCAAATATAAATTTTAAATTATATTTTTCACAAAGATCTTTTATTTGCTTATATTTTCCTATATTACCCCCCATCCCTACAAACATAATAGCTCTTGTTTTTTTAGTTATTTTTGATTCTACATCTATAGGATCTATACATAAACTATCATCAATATCAGCAAATACAGGTTTTAAATTTTCATACTTAATTGCATGATTAGTAGAAACAAAAGTAAGAGGAGTAGTTATAATTTCATCTTTATCTTTCCACTGATTGACATATTTAAGAATTTTTACAGCTAAATGTAATCCTACTGTATTAGAATTTAAAAAATGAGCATTTTTAAATCCAGTATATTCTTTCCATTTATTTTCTATCTCAACTGTCTTAAAACCTATACCTGTCCATCCTTTATCTAAACATTGTTCTATTTCAGCTAGCACTTCTTCTTTCCTAAATTTAGGAACAAAAACTTGTATATTTTTCATATTTTATTATAACCAAAATTTGTTTTTAAATAATTATCGTCAGGATTATCAATTAAAGTACCTGGCATTTTTTCTAAACTATTCCATACATTATCACCATGTATTAATTGTATCCATAATGGTTCATCGGTTTGTATAGGAACTCCGCCAGCTTTAGATATTAATTCATGATGTGAATATTCTCTTAATTCTCCTTTAAAATTAGATAGGTTTGATTTAACCATTACAAATGGTCCGGTTGGAAAAACTGAATATATAAATTTATTAACATTAATATCCCAGTAAAGACCAGTTGCTATTGATGCTATAGAATTATTTTCAGCTATTTGTTTTATAACCTGATTATATCTTGCTTCTATTAAATCATCGGTACCTATTTTAGAGCATATTACTTCTTCACTATTATTTTTTCTATATTTTAAGTATGTTTCTTTAATATTTTTATAAAAGGTAGGAATATCACCACCTAATCCTGTAAAGTGGGTTTGATCCCATATTAAATGTAAATAATTATTTTCTTTTTCTAATTCTAATAGTTTAGTTTTAAATATTTCAGGTGTATTACTATTACAAAACATTACCAAATGAAAATCAAGATCAGTTTGATTATTCAAAGATGGTATAGTATAATTAGTAAAAAGATTTAATCTATAATTAAGCCAATCAATATCATGATAGGCATTAGGATATTCTTTAATACCCTGTAAGTTGAAATGTGTTGTTAATATATGATTATCCATTCTACTATTTAACCTATTCCTTTCCAAGTTGCTCCATTGGAAGTATAATAATGATTGCAAGTTATTTCAGGAGTATATAAATACTTATCTCCTCTATCTACTGTATCGATAGCCCAATAGCGGTCTTCTTTACCAGGCCAATTTTCCGGCATAGGATTATTCAAATAATATTCTTTATTATAAAAACAAAAAGCATTATGTAAAAACTGTCTATTTTCTATTTTCGAAAACATATTATCACACGACTTATCTTTAAAATGACTCCAAATATATCTAGGAGTTATTTTTTTACCTCTATAAATAGGTACCTGTTTACCAAAAACTGCTTTATATTCTTTTAAATAATTATTAATTAAACTTAAATTACATTGTGTAATTTGAGAATGGGCTGATAAAACTAATATAGTATCTCTTGTTGATTTTGTAACTCCTAAATTTAATGATTTACCAGGAGTGTATTCATTTATATTCTCAATTTTAATAGACGTTCTATCAGAAAATAAATTTACTATTTCTAATGAATCGTCAGTAGAATTATTATCTACTATAATTATTTCAGGCTTATTAAAAAACTCAATACAACTTTGTAAAGCAAATCCTATAAATTCACTTTCATTACGATTTCTAATTATGATCGATATATTATCCATTAAATCTTCCTGTATAATTATTTCTTGAATCAAGTTCACATTCTTGAAAGTCTAATCCCTTGTCTATTAGCATTTCCTCTCTTAGTTTAATATATGATGTAAGATTAGCTAGTTCTTCAGGTAATATTGCAAATTTATTATCTCTTCCAGGTAGATTATTATCTACAGTAAAATGTTTTTCTATAACTTCAGCTCCAAATTCGATTGCTACTTTAGCTGATTCTACTCCTTGAATATGATCAGAATATCCTATACTTAATCCTAATTGTTTAAATTCTATCATTCTAGGGATATTAGCAATAGAAGGTAAACAAGGATAAGATGATACACAATGCAGTAAATATAATTTAGCTTTTTCAAAAAATAATGTACTGTATTTTATTTCACTATACTTTGAAGTGCCAGTAGACATAAATACTACATCAAAATTTTCATCACAGTATTTTATTAATTCTATATTACGTGATTCGAAGCTTGGTATCTTTACTTCTTTACAACCAAGCTTAACTAATAGTTGTGCATCTGCTAAACTAAATACAGAGGATAAAAATTTAATACCTATAGTATTGCAATAATTAATTAAATCTATATGATCTTGTTCAGATAGTTGAGCTTTTTCATAAATTTGACGTCTACCATCCTCATCCCAGCTTCCTGATTTAAGCCTATCAACAGACCATGTTTGATATTTAGCATAAGTAGCACCGCTCTCTTGAGCTGCTTTAGCCATTTGTTTAGCTAAATTTAAATCTCCACAATGATTCCATCCTATTTCAGCTATTATTTTAATCATAAACTATATTGTTTAATTTTTCTTTATTTAAATATTTTTCTAAATTAGATTTAAATACTTGTATTTGTGTATTTAAACTATCTTTCATTGCATTGGCAATATGAGGAGTTAAAAATACATTATTTAATTTTTTAAACCTATGATTTTTATCTATTGGCTCATTTTTTAAAACATCTAAAAAAGCTCCTCTAATATTTTTATTTTTTAAAGTATCATATAGAGCATCTTCATCTACTGTCTCACCTCTACCTACATTAATAAAATACGAATATTTTTCCATATTACCAAATATTTTATTATTAAAACAATCTTTAGTAGATTCATTTAATGGTAGAGTATTAATAATAAAATTTTTATCTTTTACTAAATTATCTAATTTATTAAAGTTTTTTCTATCAATTACTGATACATTAAATCCTAGTACAGTTAGTTTTAATAATATTTCTTTTCCTATATTTCCAAAACCAACTACTAAAACATTTACTTTATCAAAAGGTAAAATATAATCCAAGTTATTATCGAAACTTTGTCTATCAATAGTCATTCTATCTAAACCTCTTAATAACATTAATAAACCTGATATAGCAAATTCAGCTACTCCATTAGAGCTATCAGGAGTATTCGTAACTGTTACTCTTTCCGGAAAATTAAATTTACCATAACCTGTTTTAGATAAATGAATCCATTTTAAATTAGGCATAGATTTAAATTTTTGTGAATTAAATCTATCTCCCCAATATACCTCGCATTCTAATTTAGGTTCTGTAGTTATAGTAACGTTATATTTATCTTCAATTTTTTTAATATCTAATATAGATAAACTAAAATTTTTAGTTCTATTATTTAAGTCAGTATAAATAATCATATCTTAAAATTTTCTTCAATTCTTAATTTATACTTTTGTTTAATATCTTCAGTAACTTCAACCCCAATACCATAATCCGTCTTTTTTAATTCATCATTTATTTGTAATTCCATCATTGGTATTTCTAAGTAGCTAACTTGTTTAGATTTTGCTACATGATAGTTTGAATTAATAGCTATTTTACTTCCCCATACATGCAGTGCTGTATTTTGTGGTTTAAATAAATCTATTACTTTTATAACATCTTTTATACCTCCACTATTAGTTACATCTGGTTGTATTATATCAACAGCTTTTGTATGGTAGTAATCTTCAAAATTCCATAATTGATTTAATGCTTCTCCTCCTGCTATACTTATTTTAGTATCTTTATTTAACTCTTGATACAGTCTTATTTTTTCTGGTCTAAAAGGCTCTTCTAACCATTTAACATTAAATTGTAATAAATCTTTAGACCACTTTAAAGCTTGATCGTAATTCCAGCTAATAGGATTAGTGCCCATAATAGCATCAACCATTAAATTATTATCTCCTAAATACTTGCGAGCAGTTTCTAAACGTTTTAAATCTTCCGATATAGATTGAACTCCTATTCTCATTTTGTATGAAGTAAATCCTATATCTAATATTTGTTTTACATCTTCTTCTATTTCCTTTGGAGTAAATTTAGCTGAGCCATTGCTGGCATATAGTCTAGGTTCGATATCTTCTCCTCCTAAATATTCCCATAAAGGCTTTTTTGCTGCTTTACTAAGTGCATCATAAATAGCAATTTCAACTCCACTATAAATACTTTTTACTAGTCCTCCCTTTCCAATATAAGGTATGTTATCAATTATATTTGTACTCTGAACTGGTTGACCTATTAAATATCTTTCTATAAGCTTTACTGAATGTTCTATTAGCTCTGCACAATAAACTCCAGCATATGTCTCTCCATATCCTATTATTCCGGAATCAGTATGAACTTCGATCACGCCTATATTTTTAGCATTACTATTATAGCCATAATAAACAAAATCACTTTTTAATGGTGATGTAAGACCATATCCTATTACTTTAGTTATCTTCATTTAATAATTGTTTTGCTACTAATAAGTCGATTGGTTCATCTATATTTATTGTTCTACTTTCATCCATTATATAAGGTATAATATTATCATTATCTAATCTCATTTTTTTATTAGTAATTTGTTCGTATGTCATACCATAAATTGATCCATTCCTTATATAAGCTATAGGTGCTAAATCTTGTCTTCTATAACCAGGTTTGTCAGGATTTTCATCTTTATCAAAACCTATTAATTTACCTTCCTTAATATATTTTAATCTTTTAGGATGATAATCATATACTCTGCAAACGGATACTACTGAAGATGGATTATTTTGATCTAATAGTTCGATTACTTTATCTATATCAAAAACTTTTTTTAATGGATTAGTGCACATTATTTCTACAACATAATCATATCTTTTTAATTTTGATAATACATCTAATAATCCTTCAGCAGTTGTTTGTGTATCAGAAACTTTTTCTCTGTCTATTACATTTATATTATTATCTAAACAAATATTTTTTATATCTAGATCATCAGTACCTACTACATAGTCATCTATATATTTACTTTTTACAACTTCATCATTAGTATATAATAATAAGGGTTTATCATTAATTAAAGTAATGTTCTTTTTTAGTATCCCTTTAGAACCACCTCGAGCTAATGTTATGCCTAATACACTTTTATTATTTATCATATTCAAAAGTTTTCAAAGGTCCATTATTAACATTATTATTATAAAAATCATTTATTAAAGTACCTTGATAGTAACCTTTTACCTCCTCATATGTTTGATTATTATCATATTCAAATCCCCATCTCTTACTCCATACTTCATGATGACCCCACTTACCATAAAAATGTTCTCTAATCTCAGTTTCTTGTTTTGTTTTAGCTAAAGGTGATTTAACTGGCATGTTAAAATCTTTTTTAACTATCTGTTCATGAGATAAATTTAAAAAAGGAATACAAACATTATGAATATTTTTATATAAAAATTGATATGCTATATCATCCCATGCATGAAAGAATTGATAGTCACCTGTTGGTTTTATATGTTTTTCATATTGATTTATATTAACTGCTGCGCTCATCCATGATACTGATTCTACTGAATGTATTTTTTCATAGCCGTTTGAAAGAGATTGATTAATATTATATCTTACCCACATATCTTGATTAGGTTGCTGTAATGGTGATCGTGATAACATTTGATAAACACCATCATGATATACATTAAAACCTACAACTCCAAATTCATTAAAATTATTTTTTTCTAATAAATTATTAAACCTTTCAAAAAAGTTTTCTTCTATAGGAAAGCAATCATGTTGAAACCATAGGATCCATTCCAAGTTATTATTTTTAAAAATAGAACAAGCTGAGGTAATATTATTTTGCATACCTCTTTCTTCTCTATCCATGTATGTGACATTATGTTTTTCACATATGATTCTACCTTTATCTTTATTTTCTATAGTAGAATCTTCATCTATATTTAAAATAAAAATATTATTTGTATTTACTTTAGTTAACCAGTAATCTAAAAGATCATAATTATTTCTACTTGTAAATAAAATACCTAATTTCATAAGCTATATTTTTTTAACCAATAATCTATCATTTCATCTAACATAGTTTGAAAACTATATTCATGCTTCCATCCTAAAACTTTTTTAGCTTTTGAGCAATCTCCTTTTAAAAATTCTAATTCCTCTGATCTATAATATTTAGGATCTACTGTTACATATTGTTCCCAATCTAATTCTAATTTATTAAATACATAATGTACTAAATCTTTTACTGAGTGAGATATTCCGGTTGAACAAACATAGTCATCTGGTTTATCATGCTGTAGCATTAACCACATTGCATTAACGTAATCTTTTGCATGTCCCCAGTCTCTATGAGCATCTAAATTTCCTAATGCTAATTTATCAGTTAATCCTAATTTAATTTTTACAGCTTCCTTAACTACTTTATTAGTAACAAAGTTAGTACCTCTACGCGGTGATTCATGATTAAATAATATACCATTACATATAAATAAATCGTATGCATTGCGATAATTTTTACATATGTTATATGCAAATACTTTTGCACATCCATATGGGGATACTGGACTCATAGGGGTGCTCTCTCTTTGATATCCATCATCATCTACATTATTACCAAACATCTCTGAAGATGAAGCTTGATATAATTTTGCTCTCGGACATGTTAACCTCATAGCTTCTAAAAGTTTTAATGTACCATTAGCTACAGATTCAGTAGTATAAAGAGGTTGATCAAAAGATATTCTAACATGAGACTGTGCTGCTAAATTATATATTTCATCAGGCATAGAAAGCTGTAATACTCTAACTAGAGATGACATATCAGTCATATCTGCATATTCTAGTTTTAATTTTTTAAATATACTATCTGGTATTCGAGCAGTCTGGTTTTCTGCTATCGAATTTCGTTTAAGAATACCCCATACTTCGTATCCTTTCTCTAATAGTAATTCGGCAAGATATGATCCATCTTGTCCATTTATACCTGTGATTAATGCTCTTTTCATATTGAATTAATAATATCAATTATTTTATCTATTTCTTGAAATGTAAGATCTTGATGATTAGGAATATAAAAACCTTTTGATTCTATTATATTACAGTTATTTAGTTCCCTATAATAATCTTTACTCATTGGTTTATTACTCATATTTCCTGCTATTAAAGGTCTTACCTCTATATTATTTTCTATTAATTTTTCTACTATTTTATTTCTATTTTCGCTTACTACTGGTATAGCAAAACTTGATATGAAATTTTCTTTATCTATAGTTAGATTAAGATTATTATTTAATTTTTCAATATAGTATTTAAAGTTTTTATTTCTTATCTTACTATATTTTTCTAGCTTATCAATAGCTCTTAAACCTAAAAAAGCTTGCAAATCTGTAGATCTTAAATTAAATCCAGGTACATAGAAATTATATAGAGAATCGAAATCTGTTGTATGATACTTAGTTCTTAATTCTTTTTGTTTCCATTCGGGAAGATCCCTATCCCATCCGTGACTTCTCATCATTAACAACATATGATACAATTCTTCATCATTTGTATTAATAAATCCTCCTTCGATAGTTGATAGGTGATGTCCAAAATACATTGAGAAAAAAGATGCTATGCCAAACGTTCCTAAGTATTGTTCTTTATATTTTGAACCCATACTCTCACAAACATCTTCTAGAAGTATCACATCATATTGCTGACATAATTCAATTACTTTATCCATTTCTG